AAAGGACAGTTGCAGGCTTTACAGAATACCGGGGCAGTTTATGTCAACTATAATGGCGGGTACATGTCCGCTGTCGGGGTGACGGAACTTGGAAAACCGATTGTGAAAAAGAACAGAGTTTTTCCAGAAGAGCAAAGTGAAAGTTCTGTTCGGATTATTCGGTGGCCCGGGGGTTCCCATTATTATGCAAAGATAGGCGCTGTTGATGTGGTTGTGGACGGCGAACAAAAATGGGCGACGGAGAAAGAGGCTCGATCAGCAGCTAGGAAATTTTTGGAGATTTCAGAATGATTATCCGATGTGAATACTGTGCAAGACAGATAGTCTCGTACAATGAGGATGATCAATATTGCGTTGGAAAAGAAGGGTATGCACCGATAAGATTGGTGCAGGGATATGTTTGTCATATTTGCGCAAAAGATTTGAAAGAAGAGGAAGAAATGATATTAGAGATGGCCCGAGGGGAAGAATAATGGGTATGAAAACGCCAATAGTTTTAAAAGTTAATGTCGAAAGAGACGATTATTGGCTTGAAGACGCGGAAGGGAAGATGGTTGCTGCGGGTTGTAGTCACCAAGAGGACTACCTTGAACGATTGGCTGATTGCGCTAATGCCTTGGATAATGTTGAGAATCCATCAGCAGTCAAGAAGTTGATCGAGGTAGTAGAAGAGAATTTATCAGGCGATTGGAGAGCAGTCGATGATAAGCGTGAGCTTTTGAATGCTTTGACCGAGTTGAAAAAGAAGGGTGGGAAGGAGGAGGAAAATGAGTGTAAACTATGAAGGGGGTTTGTCTCTTGGAGAACTGATTGAAATACTCCAAGCACAGCCACAAGACATCGTGCTACCTTTTGGTTTCGGATGTCCGGACTCGTACAGGGGTTACTACGATGCGATTATGTTTAGACCTGAATTGAATATTACGATAGCTCAAATGCTTACGTGGGCGAAGTCTGCCAATGGCGCATTCTATTCGGGGTATAAAGGCGGAGAGTATCTTATGAGCCTTGAAACTGAAATTTATTTAGCTCGGTGGGGGGAAACTGGCGGCCCAATTACGAAAGAGGTTTTAAAGGTTATGCTGACCTTTGCGGGGGAATGGATGAGGGATCCGGAATTGTACCATGAAGGAAAACATATTCTGAAGGAAGGAGATTAGCATGAATTTTTTAATTAGCGGGGCTGAGACGTTTGAACGGGGTTACAAGCTTGAAGACTTGATCTCAGAGAGAACCAAGAAAGTTTTGTCCAAGAAAGTTTTATTTAATCCGTTGGATGAGTTTGCCGGAATTGTTCCGAAAGATTATGTTGTGTTCAGTGTCTTGGACGTTATCAAGTTTATTAAAGATGCTGTTCTGAAAGAAAATTTACTGATTGAAAGGCATGAGATCTGGGTTGAACGAACGTCTTTGAATCTTATCTATTTGAAAGTGTTTTTAAACACTAGAGATAATATTGTAAAGGACAACGACATTGGTCTTGAGCTAGAGGTGGAGATCAATGTTTTGGTCGGTTCAGTTAAGATTGACAGCGTGACAATGATCATGGATGCAAGCATTGAGTTGAGTACGTTCAGTAAAGCTGAATCTGCAAAGAAAGGTGTTGAATCAGCAGTTGATAAAACAAAGATTGAAGACGCAGTGAAGAAACTGGTGGCTGAGTGGAAAGGGAAGTCATCCGTGAAGTACCGGAGGTTGAACGATAAAGAGATGACTAACCGAGAAGTATACGCCCACGTGCAAGCCATGAAGATCCCAGCGAAAGAAAAAGATAAGATCATGAAGAGGCTGAAGGAAGAGTTCGGGCTTGAGTTCAAAACGTCCATGTGGAAGTTCTATGTTTTTGTTATCCGTACGTTAAGCCAGGGTTTGGTTTTTCCCAAGACCAGAGACTTGCGTAGGAATATGCAAAAGATGGTGGAGGAAAAATACGTTACGTGCTACAATGGAACGCCGCACGAATTTATCGGAGGGTGAAAAATGGGGGACTGGACGGGATACTTTAATGAGTTGAGTAAAAAGATTACTGCACTAGAAGCTCGGGTTCAAGCGCTGGAGGAGAAGGAAAAGAAAGAATCAGAAAGTCAATCCCGTGGACGTAGAGAGAATGGTGGGTTTGAATTTTTCACAAAAGTAGGAGACAATATTGTTTTACAGTTTGGAAAGTTCAGAGGGCAGTTTATAGATGAAGTTCCAGACGCTTATCTTGCATGGGCGAATACTGCTTTTGCCCCTGATCCCGATCCGAATAAAAAAGCATTGGTCGAGGTAATCAAAGAAGAGCTTGAGTCGAGAGCTAAATCGGGGAAGCACGTTGCTTAGGAGTAGAAATGAACACTAGGGTTGATGAGGTTTGCCAAGGTGAAGAGTTAGAAGATGTTCTTGTCCGTGCAGGGAAACGATTTAAGAGGTTAAAATATGTGGCTGATTCGCTAGGAGTGTCGTATCAGTTGCTAACGTATTGGATAGAAAAGTTAGGAACGAACAAGGAAAATTTTTATAGAAAGAAGGTTTGTAAGAAGCCATGTAAGCTCGTGAGAGTCTCGGGATCGTTCAGGTACAAGTTCGTAAAGGGTCTAAAAAACAAGTGTAAGTGTTATGTTGGGTTTGATCATGTTGTGGTCAGTATATCTGAGGAAGAACTGATAGAGTTAGCCGAGTCTTTAGGATATAAGATAGTCACGATGGTCCCGGATTCAGATTATATTGTAACGAAAGAGGAGTTGATTTGATTTAAGTCTTTGACCTCGAAGCATTTTATCTTATACTAGACTCTAAAATAAGGAGGTCTGAAATGCGCAATCCGAGTGAATCCCAAGTTATCGGTGATGATCTGATAGAGAAAATGGCTGAACGACTTGGGATTAAGATTGAACAAGCCCCGGAGAAGAACAGAATCAAGATAGCCGGTAAAGAGATAGGTGCTTCTGTCCAGCCCCTAGGTGGTGGGATGTGTAAGTTTGCTCATAGGGTGTGGAACCTGAAAAAGGAAGGAGAACAATATTATCTGGAGCGCTTAGAAGGAGAGAAGTAAAATGTTTTTCGACGTAGCTGAAGAATACAGAATGAAAGCTGGCGTGTATGCTATTGTTAATACTGTAAACAAGAAGATGTATGTTGGTAGTACTAAGTGTTTTTATCATAGATTTGGGAATCATTTAGCTATGTTCTCAAGAAAAGAACATTCTTGTAGATACTTACAGTGCTTTGTTAACAAACATGGAGAAGGTATTTTAACGTTTACAATGCTTGAATACGTAGATGATATAAGAGAACTTGATATGAGGGAACAATATTATTTGAACATGTTTTTTGCTTTTAAATTATTGTTTAATCATGCAGAGGATGCTAGAAGTCCAATGAGAGGAAGAAAGTTAACAAAAGAAACAAAGATGAAGATAGGACTAGCTTTAAAAGGGAGAAAAGGCAGGAAACTTTCAGAAGAACACAAGAAAAAATTACTATTGTTTAATAAAGGAATAGCCCGAGGTCCTAGATCAGAAGAAGTGAAAGAAAAAATACGATTGGGAAACATTGGAAAGACGCGGTCTGAAGAAACAAAAAGAAAGATAGGTTTAAGTAAAATTGGTAATAAAAATCAATATAGTAGAGGAGCTGTGATGTCTGAAGAGACAAAGAAAAAAATAGGGATGGGGCAAAGAAAAAGATATCTAACGAAAGTTAGTTTAAACGGAGTTTGAAAATTATGAAAAAGAAAAATTATTACTTGTCTCCAAACGATAATGTTAGGAGTTTGGCCCCTTTACTAAGGGGGCAAGTGGAAACGAACACACGCGGGATAGTTACGGTTGTGGATCCTAAGCATGAAAAGTTTGTCTTTGTTGAATTCCCAGAGGCTCACGTAAAGGGTTGGATCAAAGCTACCGATGTGGAAGTTATTCCGGAGAAATGGTCGCCGGAAGAGAGACGGAGGAGATCGTCAATGAATAAGGTATCCGCAAAAATAAGAATATATCCGCAGGGTTACGCTAGATCTTTATTGTCTGACGCATACGATAAGGGTCTTGTCTTTGATGCTAAAGTCATAGATCAATCAGCAGGGTTAATTCGGTGTCCTGAAGACGAAGCGGAGATCCTGATTGAGAAGTACGATGGGAAAGACTTTGGAAGTGGGTCTGTTAAAGTAACTAAGGTGGCGGGTCCGGCAAAGAAACAAGCGCTTGATCAGTTTGGAAAGAAATACTTGCAAAATTATTTAAAAGGTACTGGTTATGGCGAACAGATAATGCGGGTTGCCTGTAACGATGTAGAAAGAGTCCTAAGAGCTGAAGATGCTTTGACCCCTATAGCCTTAAGAGTAGCTTATCAAATGTTAAGCAAGAAATATACGGAGCAGGGCGGATTTAAATTCGTTCGAGCTATCAGGCAAGAAGTCATAAGTTCGGGTATTCTAAAGAGAATGGAGGGTTAACATGGACATGATCGATACGTCTTTTTTGAATCCAAAGAAGGTCGAGGAAAGAGCCAAGCTGTCAGACACTGATTTGATGGGGCTTGACTTTCCTGTTATTGGATCAGACAAAATGCTGATGGCGGTTAAGGAAGCTCGTACTGCTGATAGAGCTTGGAACGAGATGATCCTGATAGCCGAGTCCGCGTTTGAGAAAGAGGCTGTCTGGAAGCTGAGCTCTTTAGCCCGAACGCACAGTTATTTTAGCCGGCTGGGGGCTAATGCGAAGGCCGTCACGAACTTCATTGAGTCCGTGATTGTTAAATCCGTGGGAGACACGAAGCCGACTAGCTGGGATAAGCTCGTTCGAATCGCTACGGTCATTGAAGGGGAGCAGGACTTTATTGATGTCTGCAAGAGAGCTGGGATTGATGAAAACAATATAGCGGCCAGAACTCTGCGTGGTATGATAAAAGCTATTGCCCGAGACCAGCAAGGGAAAGTGATCACCAGTTGTTTCGATGGGGACTTAGAAGGTGCCTCCGACTTTGCTTCTGCTGAAGATACTATCATGGAGAAAGTTAATAGCAAAACTATTCTAGCCGAGGTCAAGAGTACCGCCAGGCAGACGCTGGAAGCCGAATACGACTCGCAGGTTAATGGTATATTCAAGAAGTTGTTGCTCGCTTCTGGGAGGAATATAGAAGGTGCTAGAATCGCTAAGCAGTATCTCGATGGGAAGATTTCCAGTATGCACGCTACCGAGATGGCCTCGAAGCTGGGTCTGGGAGAGCCGTATAAAAAGATTTTCGCTGAGTTCGAGCGGGTCCGGAAGATTACAGCGGTTGAAGAAGTACAGTATGTCAAGGCGAAAAACGATGTTGACTACGAAGGCGAGACCTTAGTTACAGCCGGGTCTGTTGGCGAGGTTGTTGGGACCGAGGGGTCTGATATTACAGTTAAGTTTGAGTCATCCGGGGTTATAGTCACCAGTGCAGCCGATGATTTCGACGTGATTTCAACCGACAAGGTATCGCGGGACGTCTTTGAGATTCGAGTCGATCACTTATCATCTGAGAACAAAACGAAGGTCGCAGGGCTCGTTTGCGTGGTTTGCCATGGATCAATTAATCGACGGGCCTCGAAGATGGTATGCGCCACGTGCGGAACCTATTATGGTTTGAAGAAGAAAGCGGAGAAAGAATATTTTTCGTTAGCTGATTGGAAGGATGCTTGTAATGACGCTGAGCCTAGAGTTAAGTTTGATGATGAGCAGTACCCAGATATTTACGCTACTGACCAGAATGGTGAGACGATAGGTTTTTGGGATGGTACTGATTCGTCCGGAACTGTAGGGTCGGATTTTAATGTTGGGGCAAAGAAGAAAGAAGGGAAGAAAGCTGACTTCGAAGGTAAAGAGCTTGAGACATCCGGGCCGGATATAACGATCGGTAAAGCGGTTCGGATAGTTGGTAATGATGCCTCCGCTTTTTACGGACGAGTTGGTATTGTTGAAAAGATGAAGGCCGATGGTTGGATTGGTATTAATCTAGGAAATAAGGAATATATCGAACGGCTTGTCGAGGATTTAGAACCAGCAAATAAGATCAGCTATCTTGAGGAACCGAACAGAGCCAAGAAAGTTGATCCGATGTTGTCGTCCATGCCGGATAATAAAGACACGAAAAAGAAATAGTCTGAAAGGCACAAATGAACGTAGCCTTTGACATTGACTTTACGATCACGAAGTATCCGAAGTTTTTTAAATTAGCACTTAGGATGCTTGATGGTTTTGTTCTGACCTCGTTCGTAAAGGAAGTCGGGGGAAAAGAAAAGAATGTTCGGTACAGAGTTCGGCAATTAAAAAAGCTCGGTATTAAGGGTGGGGATTTTAGGATACTCGCCATAGCCCAGGGAGACAAGCAAGAAGAATTCGCCAAAGCTAAAGCAGATCTTTGCACTCGTTTAAACGTAAACATTATATTCGAGGATGATCCAGTTTACATCAGCGAATGCGCAAAGGTCTGTGAAGTGATCCAAGTCGGGTCAGAGAGAGGTCTAAAATGGTAGAAGGACCTGTTTTTCCATTTGTTCAGATTTATGATGGTGTTCCGCAGATTCCCGGTGGAGGGGGAGGCGGTGGAGTAACCGAAGCTCGCGTTATGGAGTTGATTGCAGCGGCTAAACCTGATGTTGTTGTTGAAGTATCTCATGACTTTTTAGCCTCAGACCAGTATAATCAGTATCCGACGATCAATCAGGGGTTGAACAGAGCGAGAGCGTTGCAGTTGACGCCTGGAATCATGTGGGTCGAGGTAAAAGTTTATCCTGGTTACTGGGATGAAGAAGGGATGAGGGTATCGGATAATATCGTTCTAGCTTTTGAGCAAGGAGCGTTTGTCCGAGGACCGGTGGTTCCGACTAATCAGTATCCGATCGCTGCTCCTACGATGGCCGCTCTTGTAATAGTGGAAGGTACAGGGCAGATCAAAGATATTCGATTGAAGCCGCAGAACCCGAACCCCGTCATCGGAGCGTTGGTAGTTTTGTCCGGAGAAGTTCCATGTAATCGCGCTGTCATTAATGGAATTTTCTTTGAGGTAATCGGTGAGACGCTGGTGTCGTGCGAGAATTGGGATTACGGTCTTTACATTGACGAGCAAGGTCCGTTGACTGGGTTGACCGATGTTTACGATAAGGCGTTGTATTTATTTAACGTTCAAGGCGGGTGGTTCATTTATGATGGGTCAGGGAATCCAGTCACCAGTTTTAGTTCGTATATGATTTATGCGAAGAGTAATGCTTTTTTGTTTATGAATAATATGAACTTGGCTACGTTTTTTCTTGGAAGCATCATTTATGCGGAAGAAGCCGCGGGACCGATGCTGGCGTTCATCGGGAACACGTTCATGTCGAACTTGTGGTGGTCGGGATTTTTCCCGGCCCCAGGCCCGCAGATCATATCGAACAACGGATCGTCGGTATTTTACGCGCAGAACTCGAACGTGAACTTTGAGACGTGTGTTGTTGGGCCGGATCAGTTGACGTTGACTCCGGCGGGAGCGATTGAGCAAGACGTTATTCCCGACGTGAACTTTTCCGTTGGTAATCGTGGGACCGTGAAGTACGCGATCCAGTGGTTGAAGACATGGATGGAGTTCGCGGAACAGCAGGGGCGGGAAGCGAAGCAAAACGCGGCCATTCTAGCCACGGCGGTGAATTTCCAAGCCAATATGTCGGCGGGAAATTGGGCCGGAATGATGGCTGACGACTTTGTGGACGCCTCTGCCATTGACCCGGTGAACTCCAAAGGGTACGAGGTTTCCAACGGGCAGTTGTTGATGACGTTCGAGAAATTCCTAGACACGTTTGAGAGCTACGTAAGCGACGCCGCCCTCCGAGCCGCGTGGGTTCCGACCGGGGTGGTCACGTGGAACACGATTCAGACCGTTGGAGGGGATAAAGTCCAACGGCTTGCTTGGACCTCTAACGACGTGACTGTGAAGTATGCCACTTATTCCTTGGCGGGAGCGGCACGGGACTTCGACACGTGGCCGGTCGAACTCCGAATCAGACTGGCGCGGACGATCATTGGAGGAGCCGATAATCTGCCACTTACCGTTCGGATGACGGATGATCTTGGCGGGTACTTCGAGTGGGTGATTGCGGTTGCTCAAGTTCCTGCTGGTGGAGCTTTTGTCAATCTCGTTATTCCGGTTCCTTCAACATTTGTGGCTGGCGGTGCGTTATCGGGGCCAAGAGCTTTTGCTCTCACGAATGTCCGGTTAAGCGTCGGAGCCGCCGGGCCTTCTCAAGTTGGGTATTGGGACGTGGCTCGTATATCCGTGGTGTCGCAACAAGACTTCGCGCAAACCGGGTTGATAGATGAGATGGAGGCGTCCATGTGGACGCTCACTTACCCTGGCGCGTTGATTTTCAGCTATGCCAATCCTTCCGTTGAAAAGCGGAGCGGGGCTGGATTTATGATTTTGCCTAACGACATGGTTCCGGGCTGGCCTTGGACGCTGGATCAAACTTTCGGTGTGCCGAAGAACTTGAACAATCCCAACGTGGTCCGTGTGTGGGTAAGGTATCGCGGAAACCCCGCCATGAATGAAGCCAGTTGGCAACTTGAGATGTACGATAATGTTGGAAATGTCGTTCAAGTAGATTCGGCACCAGGGAATGTTCCGGTAGTCGGGTTTGGAACTTTCCCGGCCAGAGCGTTTTGGTATCCGGTGTACTTCCATCTTGGGGACGCGGTGTTCACGGTTGGCGGGCCAGGGTTTGCTTTTGGAGCCGTCACCCGAGTAAAGTTAAGTTCGACTCACGTTCTTGCGCTTGGACAGCAGTTTGATTTGGATTTGTTTGAGGCCGGAAGAACCTCCGAAGTGACTTCGACGCAAGCCACGGTGGTTGAAGATTACAATGAAGTGAGTCCGAACATCTCGAACACCCGCCCTTGGCCAGTCGCCCCGGCGACTTCGTATTTTAACGCGCAGACTTTCAGAGTGAATGCTGGTGGTGGAACGCTCCAAGAACTCGATCCGACTGGATACGACGTGGATGGGTTTAGTGGATATATTGATTGGACTCGGAACTCGAAGTTGATGGGATCGTGGCAGTCTATTGTAAAGAATCCGACCAATTACATTCGGTGGAAGATTGCCACGATGCCGACGTTTGCCGAGATTTATACTTACACGAAGAAGCACATCTTTGAGGGGATCGCCGTGATGTGGAGGAATATTCCATGAGCAGGGTGATAAAAGCTCAAGACCAGACCAAAGCCGTTTTCAGTCTTGAGAAGGTTGACGGTTTGGTAGTCTCGATCATGGGCGGAAACATAGACGCCAAGAACGTGGCAACGGCTGTTCCCGGAGCGAAGCTGACCTTGACTGCTTCCGCAACGAATTACGTCTATGTGGATTGGGGATCGGAAGAATTGAAGGCGACGGTGACTCTACCACAATCGAAAGATCGCCCGCTTTGGGAGTTTGATACTGACTTGACCACGGTGGTTGCCACGCGGGATCGTCGTTCGACGATGAGACATTCAGCGCATACCGAGTTCAAGACCCGCGATGCGTACTTGCTGAACACCGTGTTCAACGTGAACCAAGACTGGACCGATCTTGACCTCTCTGTTCCGGCTCCTCGTGGGGCAACCGGGGTCTTGCTTGGGTTACAAGTGATGGATTCTGGTACTCCGGGAAGCACAGTCTGGTTTCGGATCAGGAAGCCGGGAGAAACCGATCTCACGAGAGCGATCACCCTTTATCCGCAAGTGTCCGGTCTTTACGTCTTTGGCTTTGCTCCGATGGGAATGGACGCTAAGAAGATTCAGTACAAAGCCAATATTAGTGGCGCAATGACAGTTAAGCTGGCCTTGATGGGCTGGATTTACGGAGGGTAACTGTGAGAAGGCTTAGTAATATTGCTGATCTTCACGTGCCAGAGGATGATTGTCCTATGATTGATCTTGTTGATGATAATGAAATAGAGGGCTTGAAAAAAACGTATGATGGGCAATTTGAGGCGGCTAGAAGAGTTGTTGAAAATGTGATTAAAAGAGCAAGGAGACAGTAATGGCGACGGTCCATGTTTCAGCGGTGACGTTTGGATGGCCGGAGTCGGCGGAAGATGATCCGATTTGGGGGACTGCGGACCTTACTGTGGATGGAAAGTACGTTCGGATGCAGTATGATTCCACGCTCTTGTCCAGCGCGGCGGTGGTCCAAGCCAAGTTGACCACGGACTCGGCTATTCTTTTGCTCCCTGCGAAGCAGAAGGTTGACGCTTTCCCGATGCCAACGATGGGAGTGGATCATCCGGAGCTTTGTCCGGCAGATTTTAACGTGTGAGGTGAGGCATGGATCCTATAGATATGGTATGGATTTTTATAGCTTTTCTAGTTTTTCTAATTCCGTTTAGTGGTTGGTTGAGTAGAATAAAGTTATGGTGAGGATAAAATGGGAAAAGAAGGCGGAATAGTAAAAGATAGGATCAAAAATCCTGATGGGTCATGGTCCACGCAAGAACGAATCTTGTCTACCGATGAGGGCCAGGGGCTTGTGTTGAAGGGTCTTTGGCTGGAATCGGAGGATGGATCGAAGAAAGTTCAGTTGAAGCTGGACAATGATGGTGTTCTGAAGGTCGTGGATCAAGAAGCTAACTTGTTCCGAGTTGCCATGATCGGGATTAATCAGATTTCTGGAGAAGTGGTGTTTGATAATTCTAAGGTTGGAGTGGTGACTTTTAGTAGGGCTTTTGACAAGAAGCCGACGGTCATGTTGACCTTGGATAATGAGGCGGCGGTGCCGTCTTACAAGACTAGTGTTACCAAGAATGGGTTTACGATCCGACTGAAAAATTTGTTCGTCGGTGTTGTAAGTTGGCAAGCTACGGAGGCTTAAATGGCGACGCTAAGTGTTGAGATCGTGTTGATAAATGACGTGGACTTCGATGGAAACCCGGTCCAGTTGAAGTCGGCGACTCCGAGCTTGGACGGGGTTGTAGTTCCTGGGTTGAAGTATTCTTTTTTATCAGACAAGCCGGATGTTGAAATTGTACAAGTTGTTCATGATGATTTGGTAGTACGCGGGTATCAATTATAAAATTGATAAATAAAAAATGGAGGAATCAGAAAGTGGAAATGAAAAAGAAGAGGGAGACGTTCTGGTTCGTTTTATCTGGGGTTATATTTTTCTTGTTTACTCTTGGGTTGGTTGCTTGCGCTAGAACTGTAGAAGTGGACGGCGTGGCTCCGTGGTGGTCATCCGTTGAAGTTTTGAAGGTTATTTTTCAGTTCGGCGGGTTGCCTGCTGTTATATTATTTTTTGGGTACTTATATTTAAGATCAATCCAGAAACAGTCAGCCGCCCAGATAAAATCGATGCAGGAACAGATAGCGGCGATGCAGGAACAAGTTGCGAAGCAGCAAGCAATAACGATCACAGCGTTGAATAACAATACTAAAGCGTTGACGCAGTTAGGCACGGCAATGATGATGGGTTGCCCTTTGATTCGAAGCCAGTTAATGCTTGGAGGTTCTAGCGATGGAGCCAAAGAGAAAAGTCAGAACCCAGTTGGATGAAGAAGAGAGAAAAGCAATTGAGGATCAGACAAAAGCATCGAATATTTTTGCTAGTTTACCGGGGAATGGTAAATTTACTGAGGACGTTGAAAACGTGGTTAACGCCTTGTTGGGTGTAGAAGAGATTGACGAAACTGAAATGGTTGAACAGTCAGCGAACGGAAGTTTTTTTATTCGAGTGAAGAGATTTTTTAAGAGAAGCAATGGAAAAGACGATATATCTTGACGTTGAAGGCCGGCAGGAGCTTTTAAAGTATCTGAAAGATTTTCAGATTAAAGGTACAGTTGCGGATATTAAGGTTAGACGATACGATCAAGGCAGTGGAGTTGTTACGTACGGGTTGAAGTTGCATGGGTACACGGGCGGAAATTTTGATATAGAGATTCCCTTGCACTTTAACGAAGAGACCGGGAAGGTTTCTAAGCCCGTGATTGGATACGTGTATGGGCAAGCCGTTCTTTTATCAGCATCGACGTTTGATAATTTATTGAGTTCAGCTAATTTGTCGAAGAAGTATTCGCCTGGATGGATGTCGGTTGAGAAGGTCACGCATCCGTCGGTGGGTTGGGTTTTCAATCTAGAGAATAAGTACGCATCGATCTCGGAGGCTGACAAATGTTTATCGGACTTCTATATTGTTGGATCTGGGTCACCAGAACAGGTTAGGGACGCGCTAAGAAGAGCACGGGTTCGGAACGCAAACATAGAAGAAGGTGATCTATATTTAGCATTCGGAGCCCGGTTAAGTTATTCAACGATTCAACGCTTGGCGCAAGAGCCCATAGACGAGTTTGAGATTCATCCCGAAGAAGAAGTGTCTCGTGAACTTGCTCCAGAAGAAGAGTTCTACACTGAATGGGAACCGGAAGAGGAAGAAGCTGCCCCAGAAGAAGAACCACTGATCATAGTTCCAGAAGAATACAAGAAGATTGTATTCCCGACTGTAGGTGAATTGCTTGAGTTGGTTCGCTTGTATAAAACGATCAAGTTTGTGTATAAAAAGTTGAATGACGAATGGGTGTTCAGGACAGCTGAACCGCACTACGTATGGAAGACGAAAAAGGGTAACCTGCTGGTCATCGCTTGGGACTTGTACCGTAACGATTGGAGATCGTTCGATATAAATCGGATCCGTGATGTGGAAATTTACTACGACAGAGACTGGATGGAGCTGGGGCAGTTCATCGCGATGATAGAAAACTTGAAGAAAAACCGGCAAGAGCATTTGCTCTGGGTTGATATATTTAATCCGCGTGGTCCATATCATAAGCAGATCAGCGATATACGAGGATCGTTAAAGTCCATGAAGGCCGGCGGGCCGCTGAAATCTTTGATAGGCAAGATGGTCTGTAAGCTGGATTTACTTTTAGAGGCAGCAAATGGATAAAAAGGGTTTGTTTTTGTATGATTCACGTGGGGCAGTAGTCCGTCAGATACGAGAGAAACGAGATGGGCTGTACGATATTGGGGACGAGTTACAGGACGTGGATTATTCCACGTTGTTAGATTACGCCGCTGAGAAGCGGTTAGAAATTCACGGGAGGTCTGAGATGAAGATGAATGACAGAGAGATTAAACGGATGGATCGCTTAGCTCAGGGAAAGAAAGCCGCGATTGAGCAAGACGATGTTGAGAGGTTTGAAGAAATAATGGAGGAGATCGAGGATCTCGTGGATGAGGCTTACCAGATTGCCCGAATGGCTGAGTCCATGATGATAGCTAAAAGAGCGGAAGCGTACTGGAAGGCGCAGATTTTAGGTACCGTTCGGGGCCGCGGTTCAATGACCCCGATGAGTGATACTTTGGACGAATTGAAAGAAGAAGTAGAGGGGCCGTCTGATATAGACGCTGACGAAGGCAGCGAAGAAATCGAGGAGGTTTGAAATGAAACGGATTAGAGTTCGAGAAGAAAGATACGCTTCGCTTGATAAATTCGCTCTGGGGGATTTTCCTAATCCGAGAAAGATCCAAGAGATTATAGATCAGGAGAGTAAGCCGCACGATATTCAAGCTGAGGCTTTTGTGAGGAAGTTTATTGATCGAGGGCCAGTTTGGTTCAAAGAGCTTCTGTGGAGGCTTTATTCCCAGCAGGAAGATAAGCTGTATAATGCAGTAAGACAGACTCTAGCGTTGCCTGCGTATTCCGCCTTAGAATCGGCCCTGCGTACAGCCAGTGTTGATCCGAAGAATCTGCACACGATGGATAAGCTGATGCGTACGGTGGATGGGAAGCCCATGATTTATAACGTTCGTCAGATTGGCAAGGATTTTGCCATACTGTCGAAGCCTAGATTTAAAGGCATGATGGGCGATATCATGGGCGAGCAGGAAGTGAAGATACCATTAACGAGCGAGGAGATCTGGCGGCAATTCGAGCCAGCCGGGTCTAGAGTTTCTAGAACGAAACGTATCTTGGGATATGATCCAGAAGAAGCCCGGATGGATGTTCAGAATGAAAAGGAAGGGGACGAGAGAAGGAAAACGTTACGCCCGACTCCGTCTGCTACGCCCGAAGAGGACGCTTGGCCTGAAGTTGAGAACCTGCAACAGGAATGGTTGGACGACGCGAAGGATTCGTTATCGACTGATAAATCGCTCAAAGAGGAACCAGGGTTTAAATACCCTGTTCAAGCCCCGACCGGTATAAAGTGGACGTCAGACGTGCAGTTTGGTATTGACGATGCTATCGTAGAGTTGTCCTTTGAACTGGTTAAAGGATATCGGGGCGATTATATTATGAAGGTGGTGAACGTTGGAGACGGTGGAACGACCTGGCCCGAGGATGTTCTGAACGCTGTCAATGAATATCTGACTGGGCAAGAGTTTTCGTTCTTTGATGAAGAGCATGAATCCGGTGCTAACTCTGTTGCCGGGGCGATCAGTAATATTTTCTCAGAGATCCAGGGATTGCAAGAGTCACGAGAGAAAGCCAAAGAGCCGATACGCGGGTCGAAGAAAGAAGCCACGAAGAACGTTTTTAAAACGATTAACAACGATAGAATTATGTTATGGGCGAAAGAGCTACTGCAAGGCGATATGAAAGGACCTGTCGATACATTAATAGCTGATGAATTAGCTGAAAAGCTAGACGCCACTTTAGTTAGTTGGGGTTTTGTTTCGGGAGGCCCAAGGGGTTGGGATATACAGACCAGTCTTAGCTCAGACGCGAAGGGACTGCTGATTGAGTGTTCCGCATATCCCGTATTCAAAGTCACTGTCGAGGAAGACAGGCCCGAATGGGTCGATAAGGATATAGTTGTTTGGACGAAGCTTGATTTCAGTGTTCGACTTGAACTCCGGGATGTCCACGAAGGCATCGATGTAATAGCCAATGTTTTTGTATCTGGCAATGGTCTTGAGATGGACTACATTGATATTGAGGAGTAAATGAAAAAGCATTTTACAAGTTCGTTTGAGAAAGTCGGAGTTGAAATGCCCCATGTGTATGTTCACGCTGATGGCGGTAGTTTATCTGTAACTTTGAATTTGTCTAGTTCTAGTATTAACACAGAAGTGGATAGAGAACAGCAGAGAGAGATTCGTCGTGAAATAAAAAGTAGTGAAGAGTACGATAGGTATCTCTCCGAAAGAAAAGTCGTAGAGAAAGAGACAGAATCGCTCCTGAAAGGTAAGTTTGAACGAGCTTTGACCGCCGTTCATAATTTCGCCCAAGGAGAAATGATTCAAGCAGTACAGCGGCTGGAAGAGTTCGATCGTAACTATTTAGCGCAGATCAAGGGTGAACCAGTTCAAGCGTCGATCGTTAAGATATCAGATGTAGGAAGTGACAAGTACGTTTGGATGGCGATGGATTGGGATGAAACAGAAGTGACCCTAAAAGAAATTAGATTTAGTCGAAAGATAGGAGTAAGTACGTGGCAGAAAAGTTACAGTAAAGACCACGAGTTCAGTGATTTTATGAAGTCTGAGAAAGACTTATTTGTTGATGCAGTAACGAAAGCCATGAAATCGGTTGAGACTTTTGTTGAGTCAAAGTTTAATATGATGTTAAGCAGAATTAGTGAACGCGCAAGGGCGGTTGAGAAGGGCGAGGCAGTTCAAGCAGCAATTGAGAAAGTCGCGTACGATCAAAGTGAACTAGACTTTAGTTTGACTGGAAATCTTTATGTTCGTATTCGATTCCCGGGTGGTGGCGATATTAACATACCGTGGGGAGAATCCGGATTGTTCAAAGACTTTATTGATCTGACAACCGAAATGGAGAACACCGAGCGTGGAAAAGCAATGGATGAAATGCAGAAATTTATGAACGCTTTAGGGAAAGAAAAAAGCGTCATGTATTCAGAAAAGTTACGTTCTGCCTCGAACAGTTTATTTGAATACGCTCGTGGGTTGGGTAATAAGTTGATGGCCGAAATGAAATCCGCGTTCGGTCAGAAAGTTCAAGAACTGAAGGAACGATGAAAAAAATATTTAAAGCTAATATCACGGGAATGAAAAAGAAAATTACGATCGCTCGTGAAGTTCTGGCTGATAAACTTGTGTTCGCCAAGTACGTTAATGTCCGAGAGGTTACAGAGCATGAAGAACGCTTAGCGTCTGAGTTTCAAAAGTTTCTGAAAATAGTGAAAGACTACACTGCACGTAAAGGAGAGCCAAAAGAGTCTGATTTTCACGAATTAAAAAAGCAGATAGAAGTGTACAAGTCATATCCGTTTGCTCAGCCTCTGTTAAAACGAATGAACGAAGCAGAACAAGGGTTAACCGAACGGGGGGAAGCACGGATCAGAATAGCTGATCCGAAATTTATGTCCGGTCATGCTCAGTCTTTGGCTGAGTTAGAAAAGTCCATAGAGTCCGGAAATTGGGATGCTGCTTTTTCACATTCGCAAGAACTAGGCGCAATGAACAAAGCTTTAGAGCAGAGTTTGAAGTCAGACCCCAGTCTTGTTGAGATCAGAAATCCGTATGAGATTTCATCCGGGATGCTATTTTTCTCGGGCGGTACTCGAGAAGGACTGCTACAGACATTTGAAAAATCTGACATGGACAAAGTGATTAATACCGATCTGAAAGTGAATCGGTACACGTTCTTGCCACTGGAAGAAAAGCATCTGGCCGATTTTGAGAACATTGTTTATTTTATTCAAAATTTACGTGACGTTGAAGCCCCTGTTGAAATCAAACAGAGACGAGTAAAAGAATTGACTCAGTATATGTCTGGGGCAAGTGCTGAATATCAATCGCTGGTAGTGAAAGTGAATAAGTATCTGCATGGCAACCAGAAGTCGCTGATTCCTGAAATATTGGAAGAGATGAAACAGTTTCCCGATCTCGTAGAAGCCAACGAAGATATGAAGAAAAGTATCAAGACCGTGTACAGGGGGATTCCAGATGTACGAGAAGAAGATCAGGGAGGAGAATTAACGGAAGCAGAAGTTCTGGAAAAAGACAAAGAAGCAAAGTTCGTGGCGACGTCCATGACGTCCTGGTCGGCTCGTAACTTTGCAATGCAGAAAGGTCACCTAGAAGCAGAAGCCAGATCCGCCGGTGGGTGGATCATAGAGTACACGACGCCGGAGGAAAGTATCGTACTTGATACTCAGATATTCGGATCGATCTTTGGAGAAGCTGAGGTATTAATAGATGTTACGAAAGTCTCTGATGCTCAAGTAGAGTACTACGATTGGGAATCGGAGAAGGAAGAACGGGAGTACGACCGTCGCCAGGATCGAGAAGACGACGAAGAAGATTTCATAGACGAGGAGGAATAAAATGTCCAGAGATTATTTGGAGCTTGGTCCAGCGCCTTCGGATGAAACGCCCCAGCAGGTTGGAACTCCCGAGTACAGTCCGAGTATAGCCCGATTTGAATGTGACTTGTACAGACGCGTTCTGAGAAAACAATTTGGAGACGAACCTCGTGAAGCTCGTCTGGGTATCAAGTCGTTCCCGCATGATTTCGGATCATACTATGAAGTGGTTTGTTATTTTGATGATCAGGACGAAACGTCCATGGATTATGCTTTCAAGTTGGAGTCCGAAGCGCCCGAAGTATGGCCTGATTGGGCGAAGTCCGAACTTGAGCAGTACAAGGCCGAGAAAGACTCCGAAGGTCGTTCAGAAGAAGCGTTCGCCTCGAAGAAGGAGAAAGAAAAAATGTTGGATAATCATCCTTGTCCATTATGTAAAGGAAAGAAAGTTGGGTCTTGCCGATGTGCAACGCCAGTAGAAGAACTAACTTTAGAAGAAGTGAAACGCGGGCACGGTGTTGTTTGTGAGAATGGTCATAGATGGGGAGGGTCTTTTGTGGTGGATGTAGAAAAGAAGGAGAAGCAAGCTGACATAGACGAACGAAAGCCTAAAATGATGCCCGGGCAAGAACCATACACCGAAGAGGAGCTCGATAAGTTGTACAGGATGATTGACGAGGGGGCAGAATATGATCCTGGCGAGTCCGGGGAGATTGAGAAGAGGGAAGGAAAGCCGGCTCAAGACGATGACAAACAGTTGAACTTGATGGACGAGATGGAAGGGCAGAGACAAGATCCCGGACCTGCTTGGATGGATCTGGAAGGTCGTCCGGTTCGAAAACATCCTCGTCCAGTAACGGATGGGCAAGATGAAACGGATGCTCTAGATGAAGAGAACCGTCGAGGGAAGAAAGTTACTGACGAAGCCGATAGTTTCATAAGCAAAAAGATTCGTAAGTTGATGGGCGAAGGTTACGAACAGAAACAAGCCATAGCCATTGCTTACAGTATGGCTCGGGCGAAAGGGTACAAAGTCCCGGAGAAGAAAAAGAAGGGGTCTGAAGTTTCCGACTTTATAGATGATGCTAAAGAATTGATATTCATGGCGAAAGAAAAAATAGACCAAGGGTGGGCGAAAACGGACGATATTATTAATGAGGTTCAGGGTATGGTCCAGGATGTTGGAGAAAGCGAATTAGACAGAGAACTTTTATGGGAAGCCTGTGTTAGGCAACTGAAAGCAGAAGGGTTATATCCGAAAGGAAAGAAATGACCTCCGAGTAAAGCAGTATTTATATAAAAGACCAGGAGGTTCAGATGGCCGGTAACACTATGATGGTAAATGTACTGCTGACTCGCAGATGCAATTTGAGGTGTGCTTATTGCGATATCGTTCGTGATTACAAAGGGCAGCCTGAAGAATATCCTAAAGTGGCGGATATAAAAGATCGAACAGCAGAAGAATGGATCGCTGACTTCGAACAGTTGCGGAAGTTATATCAAGGGCGGAAAGAGTTATTCTTTATCTTGTACGGGGGCGAACCGCTTTTGTTTCACGGGTTGACTAAGATCATTATGTACTTCGATGAACATGATTTGAATTATACGATTATAACGAACGGGACTTTGCCCGGAGCGTTTGTGCAGATACAAGACTTGCGTGTTCGAGGGTTATCCTGTTCAGTAGATCCAATGTCATTTGTAGAGACAGGAGACGTTAGCAAAAAAGCTTCTGCCGGATTTTCTTTGCTCCAAAAAGTAAAAGCAACAATGCCCACGTGTGATTGCACAGCAGAGATAGTGGTGAGTGACGACAACGTATCTGGATTGATTCCATTAGTGAAGAGTCTGTCTGAAAGAAACATTTGGTCGTCTGTTACAATAGCGGAGCACAAGAAGAATCGGTATTACGATTTTGCCTCAGCAAATGTGGAGCAAAAAGCTAGCTCGGATGAAGTTAAAAATAAGTTAGATTTGTTGTACGATTTAACAAAAGCAAAGTTGGTCAAAGTCCATGTGCCAGAGATTTTAAAATGGCTACAGTTCGTGATGCCCATGCGAAGTCAAGAATGCGGGTTGCTAGAGAATTCCATGACGATCGAACCAGACGGATGCCTGCGGTTGTGTTTAAGAATTCGTGGTATTGAAATGCCTAAGTTCAGAGTAGCGGATTTAGATGAAAAGATTTTTAGTGTATGCGCTGCGCAGGAAGAAGATTATATGAAATACTGTGAAGGGTGTGCGTGGACTTGCCCACAGATGCCCCAATTGTCTGACGGGCATGAAGAGATCACGCATAAGGAGGTAGCTGTTGTTTGAAGAAATATTAATAATCGGGTCGGGGTCAGATATTAACTTAGCCCTAGAGTTGTACGGGCATGGTTATTCGGGGCGCGTTAGCTATTATTCAAATTTTGTAACCGAGGCTGGGGCTATACCGTCTGGCACTGGGTTCGATAGGTTCGGATTAAATATAGTTGAAGATATGTTCGATTTTTTATCCGAGAAAAGACCTGATCAGGTTTTGATTGTAATCACTAATTGTGAGTTCGATGATTTAGCTGATCTGTTACGAGAGAAAGGGGTTGCTGTTTTTGGCCCCGGGATGAAAGAATCAGAGATTGAAAATAATATAAGAAAAACATTTGACGTTTTATCAGAGATGCCCGGAGTAGAAATAGAAACGTCCATAGTTAAGACACGCTTGATGGAGATTGAAGAACTGGTTAAGCAGACAGAGTCGGTTGAATCCATGTATCCGTTTGAGTCAGACGATAATTTAGTTTTAAGATCATCCGACGGGACTATAATATCCGAGGGGTTGGTAGAAGACGTCATGGCGGAAGTCGGGGAACTGTCCAGTGTGGAACGTGAGCTACCGATGGGTTACGTGTTGGAAAGGAAAAGTTCCGGAGTCGACTTTAGCTTTGGTACTTTTTTTAATGGGTCAAAGTTTTGTTCGTCTGGGATGGTTTTTATTTTTGAATCTGACTGGGGTGGCATGGTTCAATGGGAGACGGACAATAAAGCAGCCGGACGGTTTAGACCAGTTCTTGAAGCTTTAGAGCCCATGCTGGAGAAGCAGAACTTTTCTGGGTTCGTTACTGTATCAGGTACACTGACTGATCAGGGAACTTTTTTGGGTAAGAGTCTTTGCTTTGACTTCGATCAGCCCTGGGCAAAAGCTGTATGGAAAATGTGCAATAACTTATTCGACGTTATCAGCCGAGTAGCTTTAGCCGAAGACGTCGGAGCAGAGTTCGAAATAAAATGTTGTACATATGTTCACGGGTTTGCCAATTCCGAAGGAAAGGTCGAGGTGGATTTTTCGGATTTAGGAGAAATTTATAAAGAGGAGCTGATTGATACGGACAGGTTCGGTGTAAGTTTCGACCAGGTCATATTGGACCATAATGGGCGCGTGAATTCAATGCCAGGTAGCGCACGGATGGTTCAGATCATGGGGTTGGGATCAGACTATTACCACGCGGTTGATAATCTTACAGACGTTTATAGACGCTGTAAATCTGGGTACGATTTTGAGGATTCGAAGCAAGAAGCGATTGAGGGCATGCGTGATAAGAGTATATTCTTTTATAGTTGGGTCGATCTAGAAGAAGGGAAGCTCGTTGTCGACGAAACCGAACATAGAGAAATTAGCCTATAACGAAGCTCGCGGAGACGGCTACTGGTGGGTTATTCCTGAGTTGACGTACTATGCTTGGGTGGCTGATTTTATTGCCTGGGGTCCGCAGAAGGGTGTTCTGGAGATTGAGGTTAAAAGGACTTGGGAAGACTACAATAATGACAAGCGGAAGGTTTGTGATTTTAGAACTAGCCGAAGAATAAAAAGAAAAGATGGTCGATACGATGTTGTCAAGTGGGCAGGAAATAAATATCATGAGATTCAAGCAGTTACGAAGTACGAGTTTTTGATTGGTTCATATCCGTGCTCGTGGAGGCCTAATTATTTCGCATACGCTGCTCCTGAAGAACTTGCCTTGAGGATAGCCAAAGATCCAGAACGGCCAGCTCGGTTCGGGGTATGGTCGATTTACAAAGCGCGTAATAATGGATATTATTTGAAGAAGATTGTAATGACTCGTAAGCTATGTTCGTTACGGCCCGAGTGGCAGAACAAGTTTAAGGAGGCTGTTTTAAAAAGAGCACTGAACGCCATGGACTCGTACTTCGGCTATCAAGGTTTCAGAGAAGTTGATAAAGATACTGTGGAAAGAGTTGGTTTAAAGATTGTAGGTACAGGATGAGAGGAGATGCAGATGAAATCATTTGAAGAACTACTAAAAGATGAATTGAAATCAGCCAAGTACGTTCTCAATTTAGGGGCCGGAAAGTGGGATTATTCGTGGGCGGCAGAAATTGAAGGATTGACTTTCGTAGTTAACGTCGATAGATCGTACGGGTCGATGGGGGTTGAGCATCCGGCTGATGTTCTGTTACAGCATAGATCGATGGAAGAAAAAAGTTATGAATACGAAACAGACGAAGATACACGTATCGTAAAGTTTGTAACTAGTGATATATTTGAGTTTGCAGAAAGCTATCCGTTGAAATTCGATTTAATCATAGCGGCCAGGATCTTCGAGCACCAGTACCATGATGATGGCAGTATCGGACGTTTAATGTACGCATGTTATTCACTGCTAAAGTCAGGTGGAGTTCTGCTGATACTCGTTCCGAATCATTTGCGGTTATGCGAATCAGTTTTTCACGTTGAAAGGTTACTGGAAGCTGGGGTTTCCGGAGAGCTTGGAAAAGATTTTCGAGGGTTGTCCATATTGATGAACATCGTGAACACTGAGATTTATAGTACGAAGGCAGATCCGCATGGGTCGTTATGGACGCCGGAGCTGGCGAAGCTATACGTCCAGTTGGTTGACGGGTTGGAGATAGAGAAAGTCGAAGACGTTAATTGGGAGGGGCGGAAGTGCTATATGGCGCTGACGCTAAAGAAGTGTGATGGAACCAGAGAAGAAAAAAACTAGAACGTGTGCAGTCTGTAAGCTCTGTCAGGAAGTTCCAGAAGCAAACAAGATAGTGCATGAAGATAAGTTTCATGAAGTTCTGACTCTGCCTGATGTTATGCAGAGATTAGAAACTGCCACGGGAAAAAAGCTTTCCATATTTCAGTTGAGTAATCATTATTCAAAGCACTTGGGTAAGATCAATCCTTTGCTTGAGATCGAGTATAAGAAACAAGCTACGATGTTGAAGTCGCCGAAAAGGTTTGAGGATAAAGTAAAAGAATATCGAGAGGGTCTAGGTACAGAGAAAGCAGTTGTAAAGTCAGCCACGAATTTTGATGCTATCGGAAAGCTGAAAGAATTGTTCGTGGATCTTAATTCTCGGATGGCTGAGTTTCAAAGAAAGAACGGTACCGAACTGACGAAAGAAACGTTAGTGACGTACAAGGACATGGTCGAAGAGTTAAGGAAGATCGCGTACGACATTGCTCGAGTTGAACTTGACAGAAGCTATTTAAGTAAAGTTCTGTTAGGCGTTTACAGAGATGTAGCGACTGATGTGATTCAAAAGATCGCCGATGGTATGAGGGAATCGTTTGGTCGATTAGACCTGAATGAGCAGCAGAAAAAAGAAGTAGCCGATGGTGTGAGAGATACGACATCGTTTGCTTTGATCTCAGGGTTGGAAAAGCTTGAACGAGAATTGTCGTCGAGGTTGTGATGATTAAAGCCTGGAAACCTGTTGGCGGTTACGCTTTTTTTACGCAAGCTCCTGATAAGAGTTATTATAGAGTGGGGGAGGGACTGGGTAATTCAATTAGTTTTATGATGCAGAAAGGTATAACGAAGTCCAAGTTTGACTTATACGATTCTAAACTGAAAAAGAAATATCAATCCATGACTGGCCGAGAAGTAAATAATTTTCTTACTTTAGGTTCGTTTGAAGAGTTTGACTCTATATTTGGAACGAATCTTAGACAGGAATGGGATGGGTATAATGAGAAGCGATGGGAAAAGCAAAGAGACGAAAAAAGGAGAACTGAAATGTCTGAAGTTGTTAAGGTCAGTGAGAGAAAGGTAGAAGCCGTGCTCGTATCTAATGAAGTTAACGATCAATTGTGGGAGCAGTACGGCCAATTTGAAAAAGTGTTGCTAGGGTCGGTTACACGTGCTCAAAGAATGGGACGAATCGCAAAGGAAAATAATTTAGTGGAGTTGGAAACGGCAGTTAAGAATATAGCAAGTAGTTTGTTTGAGATTTATCAAAAAGGGACAGCGCAGATGAGAAATGCTTTAAGAACAGAGATGGGGGTTAAGGGTATTGATGATGATTGGCAAGCGGAGAAAGAACAAGAAGAAGTGAAAGTATGATATGACCTTTTTCGATTTACAACGCGGTGAAAAGAAAGGGATTGAGAACGCAATCAAAGAGGTTGCGGAGCAGTACATTACTGTCAGTAAAGGTTCATCGATCCAGCTAAAGTATCCCGCAAATATTATCGAATGGGCATCAGGGGAAGACTTTCACGGGCTTGAACGTATCTACAGTAACCGAGGTCAGTACTACGCGCTGAGGGAGTTTTTCCAATGTTACTGCCCGGTGTGTTCAGATATTCACGGGATGGATGTTTTTAATGTATCAGAAGAAGAGTTAAGAAACGATGTTTTGTTGGTCCGAAATTGGGAAGAGGGGTTCGATTATTGCCCCAATTGTGGGACACGAAAGGACGAACTGGAGGAAGAGGGCGCGATCAAGGCGTATAATATCTTGCTTGGTATTGTAGGTATGCGTGCTGGAAAGACCATGTTAGCGGCGATCATGATGACGTACATTGAGATGTTCATGATCAGCACAGGGAATATTAAGAAAGCGTTGAGTCTTGAATCTGCTCCATTCATCGAAGTGGCTTGTATCGCAGTTTCGGCCCAGCAAGCTAAGGACACGATTTGGGCTCAGTACAAAGAGATCAGAAATTCAAGTCCATGGTTTACGAAGTTGCACGAGCAGATGTTGGAGTTGGGTTACGTCAAAAGTAAAGAGTACGATATAACTTCTGGGTCTGAAATAGTCAACAAGATATGCGGGTATAAAATAGTTAGCTTAGCCTCGTCCTCCGCTTCCATAGCTGGACGGACAAGGATTTGGTTTGTTATAGATGAGTTAGGTCGTTTCGACACGACGGAAAGTAAACGATCCGCCTCTGAAGTTTGGCGAGTTGGAAACAGCAGTTTAAAGACTATCCGTAAAGCTGTAAAAGTGAAAAAGCTTCCGACTTGGTTATCAGCTTTAGTAGCTATTGAAAGTCCTATATCGGTTGATGACTATGGGATGAAGATGTACTCTGGGATGAACAATGTAAAGCATCTGTTCAAGATGAAATTTGCGACATGGGACTTTAATAAAGAGTACGTCGAGGAAGATTTTAGTGATGAGTTTGAGACTGATTACCACGGAGCTGTTCGTGATTTTGGAGCGCAACCGCCCGGAGCTGAACTTCCATTTATAGAAGATTGGGATTTATTTTTAAAATATGCTGAAGATAAGATGTTGACTCCGTTGATTCGGTTTGAAGATACGATCAGAACAGACGGGGATATAACGTACATAGGGAAGCGTGTTACACAAGTGCCAATGGATCAAGATGAATGGTTTATCGCAGGTGACGCCGGAAAAACAAAAGACACGTTTGCCTTGGTCGGAGGAAAGAAAATACGAGTTGGGGATGGGTTTATTTTCACGGTCGGTTTTATAATGCACATCCTGCCGAATAAAAGTCAGAAAAGGTACGTGGATTTCACTTGTATACTAGATATTTTGGATATAATATGTAAACGGGTAAGAGTCTCTAAAATATTGTTTGACCATTGGAACAGTGAATCAATAATGCAAGAAGGTCGAAAGAAAGGTTTACCGATAGAGCAATTCGCCATGTCGTCCGTAAGAGTAGACGATTTCTTTAAGTTTCGCAACGACTTACCTTTAGGGTTGATCAAGTGCCTGCCTAGAACGTCCTCTGAAGATTCAGATCCGAAGCTGATGGATTCGCAATCCCGTTTTTACTGGGAAATGAAAAGAATGCAACGTTCGAAAGATTTAAAACGAGTTGACCATAGCAAAAATTCGACATCAGACATTGTTGAGTGTGTTGTTAACTGTTACAGAATGGCCACGATCATCAGTGAACGTAAAGGGCAGATGTTTGAACAGAACGCCGACGCCTGGGGTTCGCCAGCGAACAATATTGTACGGATGAATCGGTGGTAGGGGTATTTTTTTCTTGACTTTTGTTTGTAGAACCTTTATACTATATGTAGGGAAGATGAAAAAGATTTTACTTCTAGCGTTGATGGTTCCTTTTTTACTCGCGGCAGACGCCCGATTCAGCCCGAGTAAGTTTAACGGGTATTGGTGTGGTCCAGAAGTTGTTAATGGCGTGGTGACGGATCATATGATATGTAATGCAGTGCTGTACTACAAAGGGACGATCCGGGTTCAGTCAAGTGAAGATCAAAGAGAACGTATAATTATTCCACGAAAAGTTGATTATAAAGGAAAGACTATAACGTACAAAGAGTCGGGTGATAACTGTCTTATGCAGTACGTTGTTTTGGATTCCGATGTTCAGAAAGATGCTCAATATACAGTTGATAGTTGTGGTGATGGGTTTCCGACAACGTACTTGTTTGTTAGAGATTTGAAAGACACCGAGATCAATAAATTGAAACGCTAGGAGGACAAATGAAAGTTACGAAAGTAAACGAGAAGAACGCAGACATGATGAATCCGAAACAAGACACGCATTATGAAGAGATATGGAAAGCGCTGCGATTAGTCTTGCTCAGGGCCATAGAGAACGGACCGGGGTATGGTGGTATACCTGATCCTGGAGAACCGTATTGGAAAGCCCTGAAGAGTGTGGTAGAAACGATGAATAGCATGGAAAGTTCATCGGTGAATTATTCAGCTGGAAAGAAAAAAGCTATGAAGTTGTCCATGGACGAGTACTGGAAAACACTTGATGCCGATGACAAGAAATATATCGCTGAGCAAGTTGGGTTGAAATTCGTACGGGAAATGAAGAAGCACGGTCCTGTGGATAAAGAGACAGATTTAAAGACCCGACAGGAAGCTGTGAAGGATATTAATGGAGCAGCGAATTGGTTAGATGTTCCGATCAGGTGGCGGAACGATGTTAGAAATTACCGATACGAAAATCAGTTGGAAGTCGGGAGCTTGGGTTATCCGGAAGAAAAAGTCGGAGCCACCAGAAGGGAGAAGATACAAAGGTGGTTTAAGAAAGTGAACGATTGGAAAGAAAGTTTGAATCCGGAGCAGAAGAAAATTTATCAGTATATGGATCAGCAGAGAAGGTCGGATAATTATAGTCGTGAATCTCTTTTGCAGTTGGTAAAGGATAAGGCGTGGAAAGGCGCCTTTGATGCAAAAGGAAACATGTCAGATGAGTTCCGTAAGTTTTACGATAAGGCCTGGGAATATTCTCGAGGTGAGGCACCGAATTTTGTTTCTGACGATGACGAAAGAACCAGAACGAAAGAGCGAACTGAAGACTCAGAAGCGAACGCGGTCCGAACTTGGTTCAAAATAATGGAGCACGATAAGCACCATTGGGTTGTAGACGCGATCCATGATCCGAATGTTGAATATGTTTGGTTGGTGTTTGTTGCGCACAAAGATGAATTGCGTGCATATATTGTGAACATAAAAAAACAGGATCTGTCAGAAGCGGATGATCCATATCAGGCTGCTGAAAGATACGGAACGTGGAAAGTCAAAGAATGGTTGGAGAAGTATCCGAGGAAATAGAATGATTCTCTGCACTTGGAAACAGTTAAGTGAGGCGCGCACGCTCGTTACCCGAGGGTACCAAGTTTTGTATTTAAATCCTGTGAAGCACAACGTGAACGATAAAGTGATGTACGGGCATTTGATGGATCTGAATAGAACACGGTTAGTTGAAACAGCCGAGAAGTTAGGTATAAAGTCTGCCAAGGTACACGGGGATGAGATGAATCAGAGAATAGTTCTGACCGGGCAGCCGTTGAGAAAAGCGTTAGCACAGTCTGACCAGTCTTGGACGTCGTGGTTTAATACGAATCAGGTGACAGCATGAAAAGGTTAAGTTTTATGAAAATGTTCTGGTTGTCCCCAGTTCCAGCTGCTGAGCCTGTTTTATTTACCAGTGGGACGCATATTGATTTCGTACTAAAGCATTTAGAGATGTTCGGAATGAGTAACGATAAGGGGTATCCACGCCGAGCTAAGCAGTCTGAAATAGCAGCGATGTTCCCTATACTCCAGAAGGGATGGATTCGAGGATCATATCAGCCTGGGTTAATGGCGTTTCAAACATACGCGGTAAATAATGACACGTTGGGTAGATTGCAAGATTACTTGATGACCGTTAATTATTATAACGAAAAGGATCAGTTCTTGTGGGCCGACGCATTGGAACAGAGGTTCATCGAGACCACGATAGGAGAAGCCTTGACAGCGTCCGGAGTGGGTGACTTTAGGCGTAGGGGGGAGAAAATGGGTAGCGAAATAAAAGTTGGTGATAAGAAAGACACAGTAGCAGCTTGGTGGACGTTTGAAATACTGAGTTTGGATATTCCTGGACGAATCCAGAAGTTGATTGAGATGGGATACGGAAATTCAGTCCGAGATATACTGTCTGTGATTCCTGGGATCGGCGAAGGTGAGATTAAATACTACGAGAAGAAAATGGAAGTACCGAAAGGACCTAAGAAAGAGCCTATGTTGTTGGATAAGGATAAAAAGGATGACCGATCTTTTTTTAAAAAGTGGGATGACGTGATAAAGAATATGGATTTGGGATCTCAGAAACCAGACTGGGAAGAGGAGAAAGAAGGAACAAAAAAGGACGACGTTTTGAAATCATACATTGAAATGGGAGAAGGGTTTGAGAGATTGTACCCGCAGAATCCTGATATAGATGATCCAGAAGATGTTAATCCAGATCCGTTAGGATACGAGTATTATGAAAATAACATGGAAATGGATGAAGGGACACAGAAATTGCTTGACGAAGAAGACGACGAGTACTGGGGGCGTGAGAAGAAAGAAAGTAAGGAGAAAACAGCAATGAAAGAATACGTCAAGCTCAATAAAGACGTAGTCAGTCCATACAGTGGGCAGGAAGGTTCTAAAGGTGAAGTTGGAGATGTTATCGTTTATGATGGGAAACGAGATTTATACGTTGCTCGTTTTCCAGCAGATGACCCGAAGAGCACTCGAACTTTGAGTTTGATGAGAACAGATTTCGATTATGTCGAAAGCGCCCGTGGTGGAAAGAAGGGTACTATGAAAGAGGTTTTCGTCGTTGACGAACGCGGCGACGGGGATCAAGTTTTAGTCGGGGTGTACGAGAATGAACATGCGGCGAACGATTATGCCATGGTTAGATCCGATCCAGAAATTTCCGGTAACGAGGCTATAGTTCGAAAGGTTACCGATCCAGAAATGATCTCAGATTATATTGAACTGATCGAACTGATGAATCTCGCTACTGACATGAAGAAAGAGCCAGTAAAGAGAATAGGGGAGAAATTGCCTCCGAGGCCTGAATACGGGAGTTTGGGAAAAAACCCTTGGGAATGCGATTGTGGATTCGAGCATCCCGAATCAGTCCTGGTCAGCCCGTGCTGTTCAATGAAGAATCATCATTTGAATAAGGAGGAAAAAGTGAAAAGATTGAGTAAGGAACAAGAACCGATAGAGAAGCAAGTGGCTGATTTTTTGAAAGATAATCCTGACCCGTCCGATACCCAGATTCATAATCTAGCAGAAGAATTGAACATGGAACCAGACGATCTGGAAGAAATAGTTTACAGTATGTTAACGTCTTTTGTGTCCGGAGAGGAGAAGATTCCGGGTGGAAAAGCTGATGGTTTGGACGAGTCGGAGTTTCCAGAGAAAGCCATTGAAATGGGTGAACGGGTTGAGATGGAGCACACGAACGACCCTGAAGTTGCTAGAGAGATCACGAAGGATCATTTAGTTGAGTCACCTGAATATTATGAGTATTTGGATAAAATGGAGGAAGAGATGAAAGGGAAAGGAAGCCGTACAGCCGCTGTCCGTTTTAGAACCGTCCCGCAGGAATCTAAGAGCAACAAGAAGAAGATAGCAATAATGGACGGATTTGAGATTGGTTATCTTGAAGGTCGTTACGATTTTGTAAAAGCCAAGCAAACTGATAGACTTAGGACGAAAATGGCTTGGAGATGGAGTTACTATATTGACGTGAAAAAGTTAAGCGAGGTTTTAGGGGTGGATGTTGAAAGGGAAGCGAAGTGGTTAAAAGAAAAAGACAAAAAACCAGACGTCATATATATTAGGCAACAGGATTTTGGTTTTCCAACAGAGATTCATGCAAGAGATCTTTTTGTTGGGGAAGTTAATTCAGCTATTGACCAAGCCAGCAAGATCCAGTTGAAGCCTGAAAAGGAACCAATGATTTTGCAGGAGCCAGTGGTTGAAGTCCAAGAAACTGTCGAAGAGGTTACGGGCACTCCGCTGCCTGACTACGAAGTTCACGAGGGTCGAGAGAAGATCGTTGATTGGATCTGGGAAAAGGCTAAAAAGGCCTTGGGTGTTGACGCTGCTGAGAAAGAAATTAGAGCTGAGTACAATCGACTGATAAACAAGATGAGAGAAACGCCTGATGGTCTGTATGCGAGAAAGAAAAGAGCGTTATCTGAATATTGGGTGATGTCGAAAGATAATATGAGTCCTGTAACTGGTCCAAAGAATGAGGAATCAATATGGGCGCAAGATGCTAAAAAGGCTGTTGAACAAGCCATTTTAAGATGGGCTTTGCCTGGTTCGAAAGAAAATTACGTTGCAAGAGCAGTTCCTGTTAAGAACATTGGGTTTGCCAGTAAAAAAGTTTCATTCGCCGAAGGGCAATGGGCTAAGTCGCCAATAGGTGACGTGGTTATATTGGAAATGGACGAAGACATCGCTCTTGTTTACAGTTATGATGGGGACACGACCCACGAGTTTCCCGTAAGTAAATTAGAGCCGTCCGAGAGAACCGGGCGTCCGAAATATTTCAAACGTAGAGCGAAAGAAATTCAAGAGGAAGTTGACCAGTATAAGAAATGGTTGGAGACTTTATCTGAAGATCAGATCACGGCGATGCTAGATTCAAAAGCTGGAGAGTTACAAAATACAGTGAATAAAATAAAGGCCATGGAGATCGAGATAGACAAGATGCAGAACGAGCATAAGAAGCATTTAGCGTTCTTTAGTTATGCTTCAAATAAGTTAGGTAAAGAATTGATTGAGACCGAGAATTACATAACGAAGATCAAAAAGTGGGCGCAGTCGAAGTCTGTATCTTGGAAGGCTGCGACGACTTGGTTGATGGATAGAGTTGAGGATGATTTGAGAAAGCAAGCCGAAGATTTAGCCAAGTCCATGAAAGAAGTGGAGACCAGAACGCGAGTTGACGTTATTCCGAAAGAGACCAAAGAAGTGTCAGCTGATGAGCACTATGCTCGGTGCTATATCCGGGATGAGATTCAGAATAAGACTGCCAGAAAAGAAATTTGGTCTGGGCTGAAGAGAAACTATTCAGACGTGCTCAGTGCTGAAAGACTGCATGAACTACTGTCAGAGTATTACTCTAAGAAGGGTGAGTCTGCGATTGATAAGGCTCGTAAGTACGTAAAAGATTTATGGGACACGACGATGAATATCGTGTCGTCTTTGTCCGAACATAATAAAGAGTTCGCGATGTTAATGGCAAAGGAGTAGATGTGCTTAAAAGAGGCTCAGTTCTGGGTTGCAAAGTAACGATCAAGGACACTGAAGTAACCGGAATGGTGTATAAGAATATTGACGTAGATAAAGCTAAATACGTGTTCGGTTCGTTCGGTGGTCGGTCAATGCTGGTGCGTAGAGATTTGCTGGCATCTGTTGAAGGAAATCTAGATGATCTGCCGAAGGAGTTATGGTGATGAAAAGAGAAGGTCTAAAATTTTCAGCGACTGAGAATTACTATCCGTTTATAATGAAAGCTGCTGATCGACCGAGTGCTATTCACGAAGAGGTTTTGCGACATTACGGGGCAAATTCAGGGGAGGGGTTTAGTAAGTCAGCCCAGGGTTCGATTGGATTAGGTGGTATAAGCGGGGTGGGTGGGAATATCATGGCCACGATCCCGATGATGTACCTGCCAGAGTTTGCGTCGCCTGATAGATTGTTTTATCCGTCGGACATAAAGTTAGCAAAGAAGTATTGGAGGTATTTTTATACACTTGACCCAGTATGCGGAAATATTATAGATATGTATTCTGAAATGATGATGTCGGATGTCGAATTAATCGGAGAAAGTTTATCAAAAGAGATAAAAGAAACTTGTGAAAATGCATTGGACGCGACTCAAGCGCTGGGCATGTTTAGATGGATGGCTGCTGGTTTTCTTGTTGATGGAGAAGTGGTTCCGCATCTTGTTTGGGACGACGACGAAAATAGATGGATGTATTTAGGGTTTCAAGACCCGATGAATATAAACGTAATCGACGTTCCTTTTATCGGTACAGAACCTTATGTTGAAATGGAGATCCCGCCAGCAGTTAAAAAAATACTGATGGACCCTGATCCTAAATTTAATAGATTTAGAGAGAATGTTCCGCAAGAAGTTTTGACTTACGCCATGGAAGGAAAGCCTATACCGCTAAACACTGAAGAAAACGTGACGTTTATACCGAGACGTTTGACTCCGTATGATACTAGGGGAGTATCTGTATTCAGTCGTTTATGGCGAGTATTTATGTACGAGGATGCGATATTTAATGCTTCAATTCAAACAGCCCGAAGGCACGCAGCGCCAGTCAAAGTTATTAAGATGGGAAATCCAGCGACGGGTTGGATTCCGGGGCCAGAACATGCTGAGAAATTAAAACAATTGTTGGCCGCATGTGAGACCGACCCGCACGCCTGGTTAATATATCATTTTGGGATTTCTTTTGAAGCCTGGGGTACCACAGATCGCGTAATGACCATTGATAAGCAATGGGAGACAATTGAACGAATAAAGCTTATAGCCTTGGGGGCGTCGAAAGCATTTTTAACCGGTGAGGTGACATACGCCTCTGCAGAGAAAGGATTGCAAGTTTTTCTAGCCCGATTGAACGGGTTGAGAACATTTTTCATGGAGCGTTGGTGGTATCCGAGATTTTTTGGTGTAATGGCAAAAAAGAATGAATGGATAAAGCCCACGCAAGCAGAGATATCGCATAGGGTGAGAACGAAACGGAGTAAACGCGAAAAGTTGTACGACCGTCAGTATATCATCCCAGAGATGGTCTGGGAGAAGACACTTGATCCGCAAAGTAAGGATGATAAAGCTAGATTAATGGCGGAGTTAAAAGAAAGACTCGGAATAACGATCAGTAAGAGTACAGCTTCTGCTCAGATTGGTATTGATTGGGAAGCTGAAGAGTTGCAAGTTAGAGAAGAGGCAAAAATTTCTCAGAAAATGGATGAACAATACGGGGTTCAAGCTCCGCCTCCAGAAGGCGGATCAGGGGGTGGAGGTGGCGGAGGAGGAGGGATAGGCGCTCCGCCAGCTCCTGCCCCCGAAGAAGGGACAGAAGGTATGGGGGAAGAAGGGGTTCCGTCCCCGACTGAACTGCCTACTGAAGAATTGGGTGGTACTGTTGAACCGCCACCGGGAGAGAAATGAAATATGAGAAGATTGTTTTAACTCGTTGGCTTTGGTGTACTTTATTTTTATAATATGAAGGTAAAAGATGTGAGAGGTTCAGGCATGAAAAGATCAGGAGATTCGTTAGTTGAAAGTGTTCGAGATCTGCCAGGACTTGCTGCGTTTGGTCGTCAAGGCAGAATGAACATTAACGAAGCGATTAAACTGGTCGCTGATAAGTACGAGCTTTCATCTGAACCGTCAGATTACACTTTTATAGTTTTGAAAGCGTTACATGCTAATGAACCGAACGATAATGGCGATGCTTTTCCGATGGAAGAACTTGAAAGGTTCTCCGATAAATACGGGTGCAAAGTTTATGAAACGTTCATATTGAAACCGCACTTTGTTGAGCATAATCAATCCGGGCCAGCGTACGGATTTGTTCTGGATGCTCATTTAGAAAAGACCAGTGAGACTGAAGGATACGTTGAGCTCGTCATAGCTGTTGATACGAAAAAGGATCCAATTTACGGAGCACTAGCTAAAGCTGGACGGATTAAGACTTTTTCAATGGGTTGCACTGTTGGCTCTACTGTTTGTAGTATTTGTAATAATCAAGCGGCTAACGAGAAACAGTTCTGTGAGCATGTTCGTGAAGGTAAAATGAAGACTTTCAAGGTTGCTGACGAGTCCGGTAAGGAAATAGACAAGATCGCGTACGAATCTTGCTTCGACGTTGTCTATGACGAAATTTCCGGAGTAGCCGATCCTGCTGATAAAGGTGCTGTCTTTGAAGAGAAATTAGGAACGAAGAAAGCCGGAATGAAACGTACAGCCAAAGAAGTGGTTGACGAAGTTCGTCTGATCAATAAAGAAATAAAGAAGAGTCAAGGATCAGATCTGATGGGGTTAAAAGAACCGGAAGAAGACGCTTTGACTCGGGTTTATACGCAGTACATTAAAAAGAATAACAGTTATTATCCCGCGGGGCACGTTGTTCTGAAAGCTAATTTGGATGCCCGTCCGTACGAAGTTGAATCTGACATGTCCGGTCTGTACTTTACGAAAGTAAAGCCCTTGACGGATGAGCTACTTGTATTTTCTAATTCAGCGATGGACTCTGTGGTTAGAGAAGTGGACAAGTTCTGGTCCAGTAAGGAAGCGTACAAGAAGCTAGGGTTAACTCATAATCGTGGTATCTTGTTGTATGGTCCTCCGGGAACTGGAAAATCTGTTTGTTTACAGCAGGTTGCAGATTTAATGGCTCGTCGTGGAGACGTAGTGTTCTTTGTGAAATCCGCACATATAATCGTAGATGCTCTGAAAGCCTTTAGAGATGTGGAACCGGATAGAAAAGTTGTGGTGGCTTTTGAGGAAGCCGACGAGTTTTGCGAATACAACGAACGTGACATGTTGCGGGTCATGGACGGAGACGCTAAAATAGACGGGGTGTTGTTCCTGGCGACGACTAATTATATAGATCGGTTGCCGCCTCGAATGCTTCGGCCTGGGCGTTTCGATCGTAAAGTTTTTGTAGATTACCCGGGGTATGATACTCGGTTACAGTACTTGTCTCAGAAGTTGTCTAAGATCGGTGTTGAAGGAGAAAAGGTCAAGGAGTTAGCCAAGAAATCCGAAGGGTTGGGATTCGGTCATATGCGAGAGCTTATAACTGGGATATACGCCATTGGCGATGAAGAAGATAATGTTATCGCTTCGTTACGACAGAAAGTAGCCAAGTCGGCCGGGGTAAAGAAAAGCGCGGGAAAAATCGATGTAAAAAATAAGCGAGTTGGATTGAAGAAAACGGCCGCTGACATTGTTATTATCAAGAACGAGGACGGGAAGGAATGGACATACGTTGGAGATGGCATAAAAGTTCTTGAGAAAGAAATGGAATCTGGCCAGAGACAAATGCAGATCGATACGACTCCTGAAGAGGGTATCGAAGTTCAGCAGGTGAAGGAAAAAGAAAAAGAGAGTCGTAGAAGAAAAGCACAAGACGAAGAAGGTACATATGAGGAATGGAGAGAAGATCTTGAACTAGGTGACCTGGTTGATTTTGGTCCGTACGGGCAATTGTATGTTTTGAAAACTCAGCAAGGTTCAAAAGGTGATAGACTCTGGGTTACAGACGAAAAGGAAGAAAGATTTAATCCCGATTCTAGCGGTTGGTATATTCGGACCAGTTATGCGGAAAGACTGATTGAAAAAGGATACGATGTTGAAAACGAGATGGGCGATGAAGATATGGATTTGGAAGGTCGTAAAACAAGTTTCAAAGTTCGCGTTAAAAAAGCCGACGAGTTTACCACGCAAGTGACTACGCCAGACCAAGCGCAGCAGCCTCTTGAAAAGGGTTGGCTGAACTATTTATCAGATGACGTCCAGGGCAAAAAGGTTATGGACGACACGGGGGCACAGAAGTGGTTTACAGAAAGGTACAAAAGACAGCCAACGCCGCAGGAGACAGATAAAATGAGAAATCTATTTTCGGGGAGAAATAGTTTAAAAAAGGAGAAAAATAGGGAGGATCAGATGAAGAAAAGAGAGTTTTTTATCACTGCCATGGATCGAAAGTCTGGGATGGTCAAGTATCCTGGGTACAAGAATTGGACTGTGACTTTTGAGACTGGCCGGCGGGCTTCCAGGGTTACGCTTGGTAACGGGAAGCATTCGTTTGGTAAGATTGTTACTGGAAAGACTGATGCGAAGAGATTCGCTGAGGCTGTTCTGGATGATCTTGTTAGGGTCGGACTTGCCAAAGTTGTGAAGAAATATGGGTTTGGCAAATTCCGTTCTGTTCTTGATAACGGAACGATCGACAAAGCCCCCGGAACTATTAATCCGCGCGAGAAGGCCGTTACAGATGACGGCGTTGTCGACAAAGAGACGTACGACGTTAAAAATGTCAGCCGAGAAATCACTGACGACGCTTTGACTGACAAAGCCGCCGGAAAGAAAGCAGTTGAGTCTGGGCCAAGGAAAGCGCTGAAGCTAAATAAAGTGAAGTTCTTGAACGCCAAAAAGTTGATTGCAACTGTTGAATCACTTTATAAAAAGCACGAAAAGCTGGATGAGAAGAAGGCTTCCGACGCGGTTGCCAAGTTGTTTACTAAAAAGGCTGGGGATGAAGAGGAAGCCGTGTACGTCGACGTTCCTGGTCTGATGGAAGAGGTGGTGAACTTCTGGGTTTCTGATGAAAAGATGGGGCCGGAAGAAGTCTCCGAAAAGATGGTGGACGATTTCGTTGAGACCGGAGCTCCAGAGGAAGTTGTGGAAGAGATCCGCGAAGAAGTGAAGGATATAGCTGAAGGTGTTTCGGAAGAAGGCGAAGAAGGCGAAGAAGGCGAAGAAGGCGAGGGTATGGAAGAGCCGGAAGCTCCAGAAGGCAAGGAGGAAGAAGGCGAGCCGGAAGAAGAGCTTCCGTCGATGGACGAGATGGGCATGGAAGAAGTTGAAGTTGCCGCAGCTAAAAAGGCTCGTGAAGGTATCGAACTTTACTCCAAGAAGTTTACGCGAGCTCTGAAGTTGGCTGTGAAAAGACAGTTGCTGAACATGGAGCCGCATGGTATGTTCGCTGTCAAGCGTGAACTTTGCGAACGATTGATCAATCCTGCTGACAATGCGAAGTTTAGTGGTCTGAAGACTGAGGTCGCGGTCGACGTCATTGAACGGAGCTTTAGATCCGCGATGTCGCCCAAGGTGTTGGACGAAGTCATTGCCTCGGCCACTAAACTGATGGAGCTGGACGATAAAGCTTTCGCCCAGATCGAGGAAGATGCAGCGGGATTGCTTCCAGTCAATATAACAGGTGAGTCCTCAGATACAGGTAAAGAAGCGCGGGGTAGTAAAATATTGGTTGCTCGTACAGGTTCTGATCTGCATGGGGAAAATGGTCTTGACGCCGCTCTCATTAGGGCGTCGCTGCCTAGTTTTGGTCTGAAAAAGTAACAGGAGGTACGACGTTATGTTAGACAGAACGCGACTTACGATCGAACGGAAGCTGGGTACGGACCCGGTTGACCCGAATTCCTATTTTGAGGAAGGGGCCCTGCTTCTGTGGGGTGCTAATGGCTGGTACGTTAGCGACGACGCCGCCGCTGATGTTCCTCGCGCGTTAGCTGGAATTAACCGTTTGCTGCAGCCCGGCAATGACGTGGTTATTGACGAGCCCGTGACGTTAGTTGGAGTCATCGATTCGGCCTTGGCTCATGGGAACATCGACGCGGCTTCTGTGGTGGTCACTGATCTGACCGGAACGATCCCGTATGCGTCGCCTGGTGACTATGTTTTAACCGCGCCGAACGGTTTGATCAAGAGAGGGGCGGGTCCCAGCACGATTCCTGATGGTGCTACTGTTCTGGTGGACTACACTTACCAGAAGACGCTGACCGAGCAGGAAGAGGATCCTGGTATGCCTCTGAGCAATAATCTGGATGAGACTCTCGGTGTTGGCAACATGGTGGCGATCCAGGGTGATTGCGTCGTGGCTTTGACCAATTATGACACTGCAGTGGCTTACGCTGTTGGGGCTCCGTTGTATGACAATGGCGATGGTCGTCTGACTTCGGCTGACCCGGCCCCTGGCGCCAAAGTTGGATACGTCAAGACTCCGCCCAGTGCGGGCGACAGGTTCCTGGTTGCGCAGCTGAGCCTGAACACCGTGCTGATCACGCCGTAAGGTAAGGAGGTAAGTACAATGAAGCGCAATCCGTATCGGGAATTTGAAGCTGGCCGCATGGGTAAGCTTTGGGAGGAAACGAAGGAGCACTTCTCTGACGAGGGCGAACTGTCCGCGTACTCGCAGAAAGATGCTGGCCATAGAATCATGGATACTCTGAACAAAGCCGCCTCGATGAAGGGCGACCTGATCAAGAAGTCCATGATCACCGAAGACGTTCGTCGGAAAGTCATGGCCGCCGCGGCTAAGGACTCGGCCAACGGTATGAGGATCATCGCCCAGGCTATGGGTGAAGTGGTTTACAAGATCGTCGACTACGCGGGGTGGGCCCGTAAAGTCCTCGATGTTGTGACCATTAATCAGGGCGACATTTTCCGCATCCCGAAGGACATTGATGTTCTGGGCTGGGTTGTTGCTGGAGACGGTGCGACTATCGTTTCCCAGCTTCGGACCAAGTACGTGTTCCCGGGAGAGTTCAAGAATACCGCGTTCACCGAAATTGACATCTTGGATGTCATGCAGGCGAACTGGGATATCTTCGACCGCGGCGTTGCTCGTGCTTCCCAGCAGATCATGCGTGGTGAAGATGTTCGCGCTGTGGCTCTGTTACAGAGAGCGGCTAGAACTGTCAACGACGTTGTGACTTACGCGTCTCTTGACCTCGCCGCTTTTGAAGACGTTCGCTATCAAGTTGAGCGTTGGCGTTTAACCGTCGACAAGTTCATCATCAGCCGTTCTGAATTGTCTGACATCGTGAAAACCATGAGCTCTGATGTTGACTTCGTGACTCAGCGTGAGTTGATCCTGGCCGGCTATATCGGAAACATCCTGAACGCTCAGATCATAACTTCTGCCGGTATCGGGGTTGAAGAAGTTATGCCGGCGGGTACGTTCTTTGCGGTCACCGAAGGAAAGTACCTGGGCCGACTTGGTGAACGTCTTGCTCTGACCTCCGAGCCGTACAATACGTTGGTCAAAGCCGAGATGAAACAGGGTTCCGCTCAGTACGAGATCATCGGTCTTGGTGTTGGTAACTCCCGCGCCATCGCGATGGGGCAGAAGTAATCCGACCCGCCTGGTTTGGACCCTTGCCATACAACCTGCGAAAGCAGAGGTGGGCTAACCGCCCAATATTTAAAAGGAGAAAAAGATTTTTAAGATAATTAAAAGTACTAGTGAAATATCTTGAAAATCTTTTTACTGAAAGGGGTAAATATGAAACGTTTAATTGGAGTCAGTTCAGAAGAGTTTCGTAGGGTTAATCAGAAGAAGAAAGGTGATGATCAAAATATAGCTGAAGATATTTCTGCTAAGGTGGAACAAGCTCTTGACGGTCTTGATCTGAGAAGCTTTTTTCATTTTGACAAAGCTAAAGGAGAACTGATTATTCGGACTGCCGCTATAGAGAAAGAAATTGCTCAAAAGGCTAATGTTTATATTCGAGCCTTGGGCGCTGGGGGTGGAGAATTTGCTTGGACTGTAGGCCCGAAATAACGGTTTGAGTTGACCTCAGCATAGGGCTGAGAGTTAGGTGAAAAACCTTATCGAATTGGAGTTCTAGATGCAGACGGATGGCGGCAAAGATGTTCTTGTTACGGATCAGTCCTGGTCGTGGTTAGAAAGTACCCGTCCAGGGAAAGCGCGAAAGTTGATCCGTGACGGACATGCTAAATTAATTGAGAAGGAGCCGCCGTTCATTCAGCTGCAGAGAACAGTATTCAAAACAAACAAGGAGGGTACTATGGTTACGACGCTGGTTAGTTTGGACAAGTATTTTAAGGAGAACGAATCTATCTACGTTCAGAACACTTCGGGCGGTATTGTTTCGTTGACGTTCCGGTCTGCTGACGGACGTCCAGAGCCTTTTTCGCTTCCGAATGATCGTCGTCCGATTCGTTTAACTGACTATGTTCCGAAGGACATGATTGTTAGGTCAGCTGACTTTCGTAAGTTGGTAATGCGTCGGCCCCCAGCGATTAAGGTTTTAACCGAAGATGAATATTCCGGGAAGATCACTACGATAGCCAAAGAGAGTGATAAAGAGCCAGACGCTGTGGTTGAGGAAATCGCTGTAAAAATGGCCACGGCTCAAAGGAAGGAAATTCCAGTCAGCGACGAATTTGGAATGAGGGTCGAGGAGCCCGGGTCAGCCGAAGAGGTCATGAAAGCTTCTGCTGGAATGGACGACCTGAATATTCCGGGATCGGTTGAAGACGGAGTTAATCCGCGCGTGCAGCAGATTGTTGCGAACTGTTCTGCTCAAGCTGTGGGTCGAATCAAAGCAGCTGACGCGTTGGAAGATCTTGAGAACTTGAATTTGACAGTTGAGGATCTCAATTTCGTGATTGGCTCTTGTTCGTACAAGACCGTGGTGTCTTGGGCGCAGAGAAAACTGAAAGAGGTCAAAGAATAAGGAGTCATAAATGGTCGAACGCCGGGCGATTACGATCGGTGAAAGATCTCAAAGCCGGATAGCTAATTCAAAAGAAAAGGGTGTAGCTCAGAAATTAGCGCAAGGCGGTCGTCTCGATTCGATTATTAAATCTGTTCAAAGAGCTGAGTACTTAATGCAGATGGGGAACAAGGATGAAGTCCGCGAGGCTGTATTTGAATTGATCAGCGCCCGCGATAGTATAGACGGTTTGCTGGAATCCTTTGATGCATAAGGGGGCAAAGTATGCTCGAATCGATCCTGGCGGATTTAAAAGCAGTGCGGGATGCTATTAATGTAGTGAAAGAGAAAACGCCAGTTCATTTGGGAGATGCTCTGTTAGGTGTATCTAGAGCAGAGAAAAAAGTAAAGGATTTAGGTTCGATGATTGAGGAAGCTATAAAACAGCTTGACGACGCTGAAACTGAACTTCACATGTCCGAGCCACGGTTAGACGAAGTAGAGGATCAAGTATCGAAAACCAAAGAAGGGTTGTTGAAATTGACCGAGATTGGGGGCTGAAATGAAAACACGGGGCAGACGGATCGGAACAGTTTTGAACACGTTTGAGTTTAATCGGGATGACGATTTCGCCGGAGGGGAATTGAAGGAAGCTTTTGCCTCGAGAATTCCGACAGAGATAACTCGCGTAGGTGTTCATTTTAATGACGTTACGGCTGAGTCGATCCTGGTTTCAGCTTACGCCGTGAGTTGGAATTCTGGGGCTGAGAGAATGTTGTTTCAGAAATACGGGAACGGACGAGTTGAATACTACGAAGACAAGATTACGCTCGGTGGGGATGAGTTTCTAGCTGTTAAGACTGTCGGGTTGACTGGTTTAACGCCTCCGGGAGGTTCGTTAATCATGGCAGGGAGGGCCGCTAGATAGATGCCAGCACAGTTTAAAGGCTTCGATAGTACATGCCTATACACGAACCCAGACGGCGTGCTGACGACGCTAAAGGGCATTCAAAAAAGGCTTAAAATATTTTTTGAACAGTCTCAAATTGCATATGATCCTGAGGCTATAAATGTCCTTGTTGAGGACGAGAACGAAAAAGAAATAGTATCTGGAAGTTACGATGACGATTTTGTTCAGAAAGAAAGTGACGGTGTGTTTTATATTCCGTCATCCGGAATAGTGCCTGTTGAATATGATCTAGTTGCTAAAGCGCCAAAGATGTACAATATTAAGTGGACTTGGTCCGACGGAGAGGGAAGTGAGACCTTATTCGCTCTTGAGCTGCTTCATGTGTTGTCAAAAATAACGTACGACTATTTTCCACGTTTAAGAAACCAGATTGATAAAGCATTTAAGCTGACTACTTGTGGGCGAGTTGGATACACTGAAGCAAACTTGTATTATTATTTGCAAGGCGGAATAGATGAGATAAACAAGTTTCCGCCAGTGACGAACTTCACGTTAGAGACGTTCCCGAAGGTGTACGGCCAACTGTTGATTGACTCTGCTACGATAGTATCGTTAGTTTCGCAATCGTTATTTTCTGTTGATACGGACTCGCTGGCATTTTCTGATCAGGGTTTTTCATTTACGACCGATCATTTTTCTCGACTGCAGTCAATGCTGACGATGATGATCACGCAAGTAGGGAATCAGTTGAAGATGCTCAAGATGGAGTATTCCCAGATCGCCGGTGTGGTTCTGCAGATAGTGCCAAATTATCCTTTCGCAACCGTTCTCAAAACGTCCCCACGTGGGGCACTTTTTAGAAATCTTTTCGCTACTTAGAGAACAAAGAAAGTTATTGATTATATTATGGAAATAGTAAAACAAATAAATTCGAAACGAAAAGGATTAAAGTTTGAAAAGACTTGTGTTTATTGTTTGAAATCTTTTGAGAAATTTACTGTTATGAATGGACACAGAGCTATGTGCGGAATTGGCCCGAAAAGAAGAAAAGAAATAGCGCGCTTAGCAGGAAGCACACCGAAGACAAAAGCGGGGTGGGCGAAAGGTAAAACGTACGATCAAATATACGGAAAGAGGGCTGAGGAAAAGAAAAAGAAGATGTCTTCTAGTATGAAAAAGCAATGGAAAGTAAGGGATAGAAAAGCTTTTAGCCAAAAAATGGAAGAAACAGTTGTTATAAAAAGACAAGGTAAAACGTACGAAGAAATATACGGAAAAGATAAAGCTGAAGAAATGAAAAAGAAAATGTCCAAGGCTAGGCAAGGAAAAATGTATGAAGAGATGTTCAAGGATATAAATAAAGCTGATCATGTAAAGAAAGAAAAGTCCAAAAGAATGTCTAGATCTGGAAATCCCATGTTTGGCAAACGTCTTTCCGACGAAGCTTGCGCTATTAAGTCTCAGAAGATGAAACAAAAATGGACCGAAGAAGAGTTTATTCAAAAGCAAATGACTGCTCGTGATAGAAGGCCGAACAATGCTGAGTGGTATTTAAATAAGTTGTTGCAAGAATGGTTGCCAGAACAGTTTAAATATGTTGGGGATTTTTCATTTTTGATTGGCGGGAAGAATCCGGATTTTACGAATGTAAATGGAAAGAAACAAGTCATAGAGTTGTTCGGTGATTATTGGCATGGGGCGGAAGTTACAGGGAAGAGTCGAGAGGACGAAATTCTAGACAGAGTGAAGCATTTCGCCAAGTTTGGTTTGAGGTGTTTGGTTATTTGGGAATCTGAATTTAACGATGTTCAGAAATTAAAACAGAAAGTTTTTGACTTTGTACAAGGATAAGTTATGTACTGGGGACGGGATATAAATTGTGTGCACGAAGGCAATAGAACTTTTGAAATTATTCGTAGTAATCTGGAAACTGCTCTCCAAGCATCTGGGATGAAATGTAAATTATGGACGGTGCTGGATTCGGGGCCGGAATGCACTTGTAAAAAAGACGATAGCTTTGATGTCAATTGTGCTTCATGCTACGGTACTGGTATAGTGCCCGGCTATAAGCAGTATCAGAATAATTATTTTGTTTGTGATCCTTTTAGAGGACAACGCTTAGACGAGACCGGAATAATCCAGACGGTTACGCCAGTATATAGTTCAGGGTTGTTGGAAGTTAGCCAAAAATGGAAGCCCAATATGATAGGGCTGAAAGACGGAATTTTATCCGGAATAATAACTTGGACATTGACTTTGCCGCCGAATACTTATATCGACGCAAGTTACGATACAAAAGTATTTGTCAGAGACTCTGATAAAGGTTCTAGTTCAGTCGATGTTACTGTAAGTTTTAATTCAGTTGGCCCAGTGTTTGTTCCGATCAGTACGATCACCGGAACGACTCTGAATTCTTTATTTAATGTAATAAGAATACGAGCAACATTGACCAGATCGTCCGTAGATGTTCGTACTCCGTTATTAGAGGTGGTCAGAATAAAAGGAAAAGCTGTAGTACCGGATCATATTCTGATGTCTCGTACTCGTAATCCGTCCGATTTAAATTTTGAGAAACACGGGATAGTTGATCGAGAGGGTCCAGTTGGGTTATGGACTGTACAAGATTTTATTATTCGTCCAACGCTGTCCGAACGCCAACGAGGTTCCATGATCGAAATGGTTGATTCACCCTTCGCTACGTTGCGCTATGAGTTGTTTAATCCTGTCCAGTCGTTTTGGAAAGATCATACGTTCAGACAAGTGTTTGAAGCGCGAGTAATTTCTCGTGATCGAGAAATATTTTGGAAAATTTTTTAGGAGGTACGATGAAAAGAATAACGTTGATCGGTGAGAAGAGAGGGGATTTGGAAATAGAGGTTACGAGTGATGCCGAATTTGATCAAGAGATAGACACTGTTATTTATGATCTGCAAAGAGTGAAGAACGTCGGGCGCGACGATAAGAAAAGAATGCTGTCAGATATCAGAAAAACGTTAAGCGATTTGATTCGATACGTAGGGTGAAGAATTGACTGAAATTGCTGAGAAAAGAAATTTAAATTACAAGGGGATACGATGAAAAGAATAACGACGGTCGGTGAGAAGAAGGCAGAAGCGGGAAATTTGGAGAATATAAAGAGAATTAAAAGTGATCTTGAGGGTTTGGATACTGAATTGTTGGGGTTAATTTCTCATTTAGACGAAAAGGGATTAAGCAACATGTCAAGAGGAGTGGATTTAGCCAGTGAACATTTGGCTAAGTGCATAGGCCAGTTAACTGGGGTTATTCGGGATACTGATATACACGGGGAAAAATAGTGGCGGAAATTCTCGAATTTGGTCGGCTGAGTGATTTCGTTCGGAGTACAGCTCTTGTGAAGGTGAGGGAGTATTTTGAGTCACCGTATGTTCGTTCGATAGTTGCTGAGACTCCGAATATTGAGAAGTACGAAATATCCGACCAGCCAGAAGACGAACGATTTGTTAGCTCCGTTCATATTCAGAGATATTTTGCGAACTTGTTTGAGAAACTTCCATTGATTGCCATAACGACTGTAGGGGCGTCTCGTTTTCAAATGAATATAGGAAAGCCACTAGTAAACGATGGGTACGTGGGGTCTTTAGTAGGGTCAGTTTCAGAGCCATTCGATCTAGATGATGGGGATTATATAGATTTAGAGATTGGCGGGATTACGTATTCTGTTTTGTTCTCAGCTGATATGTTTACGGATATAGACGTTGTTTCGATCCAAGAATTACATGATTTGTTTTTGCAGTTGCTCCCATTTGTATCTGTCTACGATGGAGGGGCAGGGGTTCTCACGCTAAGCGATATTTATAATCGTCCAATAGTTGTTGTAGAAGGGACAGCTGTGTCTAAATTGGGTTTAACGGCAGGACAAGGTACAGCATCGAAGAGAAGTCAAGGTCTAGGTATATCTGAAAGGATGAGTTTAAATATAGACGTTGTTACGCAGGATCGAAATCAACGAACAGAATTAGCTGACGTGTTGAGCACACTGTTTGGATTTTATTTGTACGATAAAAATATAGGGCAGTGGGTATTTCCGAGGAATTCAATAATCTTTAGAGGGGAGCTGAACCGGCAAGGGGAATCTGAAGTTACATTAGAAAATGCTCCGATAAGTAAATTGTATTTAGACTCGATCAGCGTTTCATTAATAGCGTTTGCTTCTGTGGAAAGAGAAGAAGTAATCGAGGATTTAACTATTTTAGCGGAGCAAATTATATTATAAACTAAGGAGGGTCGAAAAATGGCATTAGGATATATCCCGCCGGGAACCTATATTACGCAGTTGTACAAGCCTAGGGCCGCTGTACCTCCGGGTGTCGGCTTCGGACTTGTACTGGTCGGTATTGGCGATAAGATGAAGAAGATTGTTAACGAAGAAGTTGTTCGTGGTAAGATATACGATGAGGCTTTAACAGTTGCTGGTATTTCGCCGCATATAGCTACTTTGCTTAATGACTCTGATGAAAAGAAAGAGAACACTGTTGTGCGACGTAACGGGGCGATACTGCCGATTGCTGCTTATACGTATTTAAGCGCGACTTCGATTCAAATAGAAGATGCGTATTATATTGTAGGAGCTACGTACGAGATTGATTACGTGTCGACCGATTCGTTAGTTGACGATCTTGCAAATGCTGCAGTCGATATTCTTAGTGTTGGTCTGTTTGCGAACAGCAATAATTATAAAAGGTTCATTGATTACGATATAAATTCAGGAGATATAGATTGGGATCAGTTGATAGCTGCTACGTTTACAGGGGCCAACGTGCAGCCTTGGGATATGTCGACCTTGGATGAGATCAAAATAGCATTGGATGGTAAACCGGCGGTGACGGTTACTGTCACTGGAGCAATTCAGACTGCTGTTACAGCAGCCGAGGTTGTTGCTGATATTAACGCAGCTTTAAACGCTGATCCTAATTATGGGCCCACGTATAACACTGTTGCGTCTGTCGTTGCTAATAAAGTGAAGTTGACAGCGCCAAACTTAGACCCTGTCGCTGGGTTTAACTCAGTGATTACACTCTATAGTGCAGGGGTAGCTTCTGCTCTTGATTTAGTATTCGGTCTTGACGAAGCTGACGGGCCGTATGAGTACAGGGGTATAGGGAAAAGACCGGTGCCTGGAAAGACTTATTTTGTGACGTACACGATGGAGAGAGACGCTTCTGAATATAACGTGGTTCGAACTTTCCTAAGTGATCAAGACTTCTATGATGATATAGGACTTCCAGCGGTGGGCTGTGATTTATCTATAGCTGGTGAATTGGCCTGGTCCCAGGGTGTATTGCAATTGTACGTTATACAAGTTGAAGACCAGGATGACGATGATATTTACACTGACAGTGATTTCATCGCTGCTGTTTCTGCCATCGTTGATAAGCCGGGAGCCACAGATATAGTTGTTTTAAGAAGTACATCAGCGATTCGCGCTAAGGTTAAAGAAATTGTTGAGAATGAGTCTGCTCAGCTGAAGTCTAATTATAAGAGATACTGGTGTGGCGGACCTAGGGATACTGTTATTGGGGATGTTGAGACCTCTGATTCTTTCGTGTTCATAGCTAGTCAGGAACTAGAGGTGGCCCCGGATTCGCCCGCTAGAGGTCGCTTTGTCGTCGTTGGGCCATCGAATTGGACTAGATCATTCATAGACGAAAACGGTATTACACAGACCGTTGAGGTAGACTCAAATTATGCGGCTGTTTTACTCGCTGCGAAAACAGTGGCATTTGAACGAGCCTCTGATAGTTTGTTCGGAAAAACGTTTACAGGGTTGTCTCTGGACGAGGATTATTCCGAAGAGGAAAAACAATATTCAGCGCAGAATGGTTTGTTTGTTCTTTATGTTGATGGGTCGACCATAAAAGTTTATGACAGTTTAACGTCTGACGCTTCCGGTGAAGCTCAGTACGAGGAGCCTTCGTCCTCGACGCAGAAAGACTTGTTAGCTTTTAGACTCAAAGACGCGATCGATAATCAGCTGAAAGGTATCGTTCCTGACGATGTCGCTGATTTTGTTGGTACTCTGAAAGCTGTTGTTGGTGGTGTGATACTTTCGTCCATAGAGTCCGGCGATATAGGGTATTACACGAACGACGACGGAACGACTCGCGATCTCGATTACACGAAGGATATAGTAGCGTACAGACTCGCTGAAGATCCTCGTAATTATAAGTTTCGGTACTGGTACATGCAGCGGTACCCGGCGAAACGTTTTTGGGGTGAGTTTACCGTGGACGTACCGTTCTAGTTTGGCTATGAAAATGAGAAATCAAAGGTTAGGAGGATAACATGCCACAGCCGTTTCCGGTGAGAAATCCGCCCGCTTCGTTAGTCAAGTCGTCTCATGGGCTACAAATTAAAGTTAACGGGGTGACGATCGGAGCTATAAATACGTGGCGGCCAGTTGCAATCACGCGAGCAATGAAACATGTATACGAATTAAATCCGTTATCGTCCGGTCACCCGTTTGATATAGCAATCGGTAACTTGGGTGGTTTTACTGTTGACGTAGAACGGTATGATATTTGGACTGATGCGTTTGAAAAAGTTTTTGGCGGTGATGTTGCTTTAACAGACGCGATCGGTAATCAATCGAATCCATTTGAAGTATACGAATATTTATTGCACCCGGACGGATACAAAGAGTTGAAGGTTTATAGAGGATGTTGGTTTAGTTCAATCGGTCGTGAATACGCAGCTGAGGGTGATCGTGTTGTCATGGTCCGTGGGCAACTGACTTATATTAGGAGGGACAAAGTGTTGTGACACGGCGTTTAGTTCAAGCAAAACAAAAAAAAAGTGGAGGTACAGATTATGGATTTTGAACTGATTAAGAAAGTGGAGTCTGTGTTTAATCAAGGATTCATGGAAGAGACCTTTGAGTGTGCAGGGATAAAGTGGAAGGTCCGAACTCTAGATGATCAAGAATCGATCTGGAGAGATCGGTTTATCGCTTTGTCTTCGTCGTCTTCATTTTTGTCGGAGAAACGGGTGCCAACATTAGCAATAGCTATCAGGGAGATAGATGGAAAATTAGTGCAAGAGATTTTCCATGTGGACAAAAAAGCGCAGTCAGATGAAGAAGAGGCGTTGATTAAGTTAATAATGAAAGCTGATAAGTTCAGTGACGATCCAAAGTTTGAAGCGGCTTTCGCTTTAAAGAATACGCTTGATAAGCTGCCAGTAGCAGCGATTGACGCTTTGTTTGCTAAATACATTAAGTTGGAAGAAAAGTCCAACGATGTACTAACTAAAATTGCGTCGGATCCTAATTTTTTTCGAGTCACTTCGGACAAAGGATCAGATGTTGGGGGTAAAGCTGTTTGTGATGGCCAAGATGGGAAAGTTGCCGACTGATCCAGATGTCCAGAAGATGACTGATTTAAGGTGGTTGGTTTTAGGCCGAACGTTACGAGAGCTGGAGAAGGAGCAAATTAAAAATACGGTTGCGATTATTGATAAGATAGTGAGGCCCATGATCGGTACAATGTTAGGAGTAGAGTTTGGGGATAAGAAAATTATTCCATTAAGTGCGTTTATCAATACTGATGGTTTTAAGGCTGTTGTAGAAGAGATGGAAAAGGAATCACAACCGGAACCTGAAGTTGTTTCTCCAGAAGTGTCCGACTATGTTAAGTCTGTCTTTGAAACTGACATACTAGCGGAACTGTCTCCAGAAGAACTGTCCAAGATGGAGTCGTTGAAGTTTGAAAATTTGAGTAAGATGGAGAAAATGTTGGGGATAAAATCTGCGATCGAGGGCGACTAATGCCTCCGTCAATTCCTATGTCTGAGTTTCAAGCGATACTGGCTAAGTCTGAGCCGGGGGCGGCAGCGGGCATGTCCGCTCAGATGGGAGATACGTCGAAGTCAACTGCTGAGATAAATAAGTTAAATACCACGTTAAAAAATGTTGCAGAAACGATGAATCAAGTCAGCTCAGCTTTAAAAAGAGTTGGTTCTGATCTTGACGGTCTGAAAAATAAAGCAGAGCAGTTGAATAAATTTAATGCTACTTTCGCAACGCAGATAACGAAGATGTCTAAAGACGATATTATTAAGTTGCAAACGGCATTTAAAGGTCTGAGTGGAATAATAAGTCAACTGCCGGAAGATGTAAAAAGGTCATTGCAACAAGCATCTATGATGATTGATGAGTTTGAGAAGAAGTCAGAAGGTGCCTGGAGTAAGACGCAGCGATTTTTTACTAAAGGAGCAGGGCGTGATTTAATGCAGCCTGTAGTAGGTGGAATTCAATCGCAGATGGACAGTTTGATTCCGCCACCGTTACAAAAGTTCGGTATATGGGGATTGCTAATAGGGATGGTAGTTGGTGCGCAACAACGATTTAAAGCAGAATCAGCTTCGATTTTAGCTGATTGGAACAGAGCGACATCTGGTATTGGTACCGATGTTGACTCTTTGAAAGATCGGTTATCAGCGGCAGAGGTGAGATGGAAATTTATAGCTTCTAAAGATGAATTGGTGGCTGTTTGGAAGAAAGCCTCGGCAGTAATTGATCAGACAGGAACGTCCATAGACAGTTTTATTGATAAGACTATGAATCTTGATGCAGCGATGGGAGTTCAGTTTGGGTCAACTATAGAACATGTTGGAAAGCAGATGCTCATGTATAATGCTAATGCGAAAACGATGACTTCTGAGATGTCTAAAATGGGCGCTATATTTCGAGATAATATAGGACCGACAAATGTGTGGTTGCAAACAGTTATGGATATGCAGTCTAGGTTAGGAAACCTCGGAGTGAATACAAAGAACCTAGCGACTACTTTTGATTTATTTGCGCAGTCGTCTACAAAAATGGGTGGAGGTATGTCTCAAGCTCAAGAAGCAACCGAAGAGATGTTTGGTTTTTTTGGAAAAATGGGAATGCCCATTCAAGCTATGTTAGGTCAGGCTATGGGGTTAGGAACATCAGCAGCTGGGAACATTGTTGGAATTCAAAGAATTTTAAATTTTGAGAAGGGCGAGTTTGGAAAGAAAATGCCTGAAATGCTAGGTACTTTGTTTGAGAAGTTTGGGATGTATGGTCGGTCAGCTGACGAGAACGCTTTAATAATGCAGAAGCAGTTGGGTTTTTCTGAAAAGACGTCTATAATAATAGCCGACTTGATTGAAAAAAATCCAAGTAAGGAGCAGTTCCAGGATGCTTTTGCTAAGTCTAATGCGGCGCAAAATGCTATGGCCATAGATACGAAAGATGTAAAGCAGATGACGAAGGAGTCTGTACCAGCATGGACCAGAATGTTAGAGTCCATGGTAAGAATACTGATAGAAATTTTGAATTTTATGGGTGACGCAGTTGCTGGGTCAATGGCATTGCAAATATCGACTACCGCAGCATTAATTAAAGGTATCTATAGTGCGCTCGGGAAAACCCCGCCAGCTTTTTTAGCTAATATACTGGATCCAGGAGCGGCTGCTACTGTTGTTTTAGGAGCGTTAGGAAAGAGGATGGATTCGATCCGAGAGACAGTGGCAACGTTGGGGCCAGAGGCAGCCAAAGCGGCTGGGGATTTGATTCCAGGAGCTGGAATATTGTCTTCTGTTATTGTCCCCGGGTCAGGGGTAAAGGGGGCAGAGCCGAAAGGTAAAAAAGGAGGAAAAGCAGCTGCTTTTTTGAAATACGGAACACCGTGGGGGGCAGCGGGGGAACTATGGGATGCAGCTTTTGGCGGAGGAGGAGCACCAGCAGGAGGAGGAGCACCAGCAGGAGGAGGAGCACCAGCA